TTTGTTATAAAGTCATAATATTTCTTTTTTGTTGAATCATTGCTATTGTTAGGATAACTTAAGGCAATTGTATATAAAACAAACCAATAATGTGGTCCCCATATTATTGGGTTTAATACATTATTATTAGACATATTATTATTAGACATATTATTATTAGACATAACTTATAAATAACATTAACAAAACTATTGCGTATTTTTACCATAAAAACTCTTATTTAGTTCATATATTAATTTAAGTGTTATAATAACACCTTTAAAATGTGTATTTTAAATAAATATAAAACTATAACACGTTAATAGTTTAACTAACTATTAACGCAACCTATGAATATTAAGAAGCAAGTATTTTGCAACAATTGTGGTAAATTAGGACACTTATTTCATAATTGTCGTGTTCCTATAACTAGTATTGGAATTATTCCGTTACGAATAGTTAAAAAGTTTAATCCTGATTTACAAGTTAATGAAAATGTTATTGAACTATTAATAATAAAGCGGAAAGACAGCTTGGCCTTTATAGATTTTATGAGAGGAAAATATATTATGGAAGACAAAAATTATATTTTAAATTTATTAAATAATATGAGCGTAAATGAGAGAAGTTATTTGCTAACTAATGATTTTGATACAATATGGAGCTATTTATGGAATTATAATACAAATAATTTATATAGAAATGAAGAAAAGTTGTCAAAAATCAAATTTAACAAATTGAAATTTGGCTTTACAAGTATTTTAGAAAGTTACAATTTAAAAGAGTTGGTAGATTTATGTGATAAAAACTATAATGAACCTGAGTGGGGATTTCCTAAAGGTCGCAGAAATTATCACGAAAAAGATATTGTGTGTGGACTACGAGAATTTGAAGAAGAAACAGGATATAAAAAAAGTGATATTGAAATTTTTAATAATATTGTTCCATTTGAAGAAATTTTTACAGGTTCAAATTATAAATCTTATAAGCACAAATATTTTGTTGGTATTATTAGTAATAATACAATTCCATTAGCTAACTTTCAAATTTATGAAATTAGTGAAATTAAGTGGGTTCCTATTGATGAAGTACATAATTATATTAGAGATTATAACTATGAAAAAACAAATATAATAAATGATTTAAATAAATTATTAAAAACATATAGATTATATATATAATATGATTGTCTCTGAAGAAGCGGAACCTAATAAAGACGTCATTAATGATTTACAAGAAGAAGAAAAAGAAGAACAATCAATAGAAGACTCAGCAGAAGAATCAGAGCAAGAAGAGCCATTAGAAGCCTCAGCAGAAGCAACAGAAGAACCAATAGAACCAATAGAACCAATAGAAGAAGATCGAATAGATGAATCGGCAGAAGAAGCAGAACCAGAAATAATGGATGAAGGAGCTGGTAAAAAGAAGGAAGAAGACGAAGAAGACTTGGAAGAAGATGAAGACGACGACGATGACGACGACGATGACGACGACGACGACGATGACGACGACGACGAAGCTGATACTGATACTGGCTTGAATGAAGAGGAAGAAGAAGACGAAGATGAAGATGACGAAGACTCTACTAGTTATAATAGACAACCTTATAAGAAAACGAAAACCAATAATTTAAAATTGGCGCAAATGTTTCAAGAAAATATGAATAAATTAAGCCTAGATAAAAGTGAATTAATAGAGCTAGAACAAAATGTTAAAACCAAGAATGATACAAAATATTTTTTAAATGCAATTGAGTTATTGAATATGAAAGAATTAAATGATTCTTTCGATAAAAATTATAAATTCTTATATCCACATTTAGATGATGAATTTTTCAATATTAAAATAGCACATAAAAAAGAGTTTGCCGAAAATAAATTACAAGTAAATATTGATTCTGATTTTGAAAAATTAAGCAATGAAATATGTGATAAGGATTTTGAGCTAGCGCCATATCAAAAATTCATAAAGAATTTTTTATCATCAAATACACCATATAATGGTTTATTACTTTATCATGGACTAGGCACAGGCAAAACTTGTTCCGCAATAGGTGTTGCTGAAGAAACAAGAAAATATTTAAAATATATGGGTTATAATGAACGAATCATAATAGTAGCCTCTCCAAACGTCCAAGAAAATTTCTATTTACAGTTATTTGATGAACGAAAATTAGAATTTAAAAATAATAACTGGACTATTAATAATTGTGCGGGTCAAAGCATATTAGATGAGATTAATAGCACGCATAAAAATTTAACACGAGAGAAAGTAATAAAAATTATGACAAATATAATAAATAATTATTATTTATTTATGGGCTATACACAGTTTGCAAATCTCATAATAAAGAAATCTAATCCTTCAAATCCTTCAAATCCTTCAAATCCTTCAAATCCTAGTAATCCATTAGACACCACACAAAAAAAGAAGATGGCAGAACGATTACAAAAATTCTTTGACAATAGATTAATAATAATTGATGAATTCCATAATATAAGGCAATCTAAAGACAATAGTAACAAACTGGTTTCAAACGAATTACTTAAGCTTGTTAAAAATGTTAATAATTTAAAATTATTATTTCTATCAGCAACACCAATGTTTAATGATTATAAAGAAATCATATTTTTGATTAATATATTAAATATGAACGATAGGCGTAGCATTGTAGATATTAAAGATATATTTAATAGCGATGGTTCTTTTATAGTAAATAGCAAAGGCGAAGAAGTAGGATTACAATTGTTTAAGCGAAAAATAAATGGTTACATTAGTTATGTGAAAGGAGATAATCCTTTAAGTTTTCCTTTTAGAATTTTACCAAATGATTTTTCGCCATCTAATAGTATAAAAACAAAAACTTATCCACAATTTAAAATTAATGGTACTCCATTAACACAATCAATAGAACTGTTTGATATATACATAAATGAAGGCATCTCTCCATATCAAGAATTTGTATATAATATTATACTAAAAAATAATATGTCAAAATTTGATGAAGACAAACTAAATAATATGGACTCCTTTGGTTATACATTATTACAAAAACCCTTAGAAGCATTAAATATTGTATTTCCAAATAGCAAATTAGAATCGTATTTTGAAGAAAAATTGGCTTATAATGAGCATAATATTACACAATTATTAGAAACACTTAATATGGAAGAAATAAATAGTTTGTTTTCTATTAAAGATGTAATTGGTAAAGCAGGCATTAATAGTCTTATGAGCTATCAAGAAAGTTATGCACCTAAATCAAGGCACAACTATAGTTATAAAGCTAGCACAAGTCCCAATATTTTTGATATTAATAACATTGGTAAATATAGTTACAAAATTAAATCAATAATAGACTCTATTATATATAGTAAGGGTCCTATTATTGTGTATTCACAATTTATTGATGCTGGATTGATTCCAATTGCCTTAACATTAGAGTCTATTGGATTTACAAGATATGGAAGTAATAGATCACTTTTTTTAACACCTCAAAGCGAAGAATTAGATATTGCTAGTTATAAGAAAAAGTCTGAATTAGGTGCTGGTTCTAAATTCCATGGTGCAAAATATATTATTATTAGTGGAAATGAGAATTTGTCTCCTGATGTTGTTGGTGATTTAAAAGCAGCAACAGACTCAAATAATAGTGATGGTAAAAATGTTAAGGTTATTCTCCTTTCGGCGGCAGGAAGTGAGGGTATTGACTTAAAATTTATTAGGCAAGTGCATATTTTAGAACCTTGGTTTAATATAAATAGAATAGAGCAAATTATTGGACGAGCAATAAGAACATGTAGTCATAAAAATATGCCACTAAGTGAACGAAACGTCCAAATATTTATGCACGGCACATTGTTGCATAATAATAATGAGTCAGTCGATTTACTAATTTATAGAAAAGCAGAAGCAAAAGCAAAAGTTATTGGTGCTATTAGTCGTATATTAAAAGAACATTCTATTGATTGTATGCTAAATTACGAGCAACAAAAATTTGATGAAAAACTACTTAATAAAAAATTAACATTAACACTTTCAAATAATGCTTCAATTAGTTATAGCATCGGTGATAAATCATATAGTCCATTATGTGATTATATGGCTGAATGTAGTTATAAATGTAAGCCAGAATTAGAAGACTATAAAACAAAAATGGGATTAACAGGAGACATAGAAGAAAATAATTCTTCTTATAATGAATTTTTTTTACAAACCAACAATGAAGCAATAGTGAAACTAATTAGAGATTTATTTAAAGAAAAATATTTTTGTACTAAAGAATACATTATAAATTATTTAACTAGTTTTAATAATTATTCAACAAATCATATAAATAATGCTTTGGATCAGTTAGTAAATAATGAAAATAGCTATATTACCGATAAATATAATACATTAGGGAAATTAATAAATGTTGAAAATCTTTACATTTTTCAACCGTCACAATTAAATAATGATGCTACTATTTTTGAAAGGTCTAATCCAATACATAATAAACCCGATGGAATAGCATTTGCTCTTCCTGAAACATTTGATGTATTTGATGATAAAACAAAAACAGTATATGTTGACAAAGCCGAAGTTGAAAAGCCGTTAAAGATCGATGACGAGCCTGTAAAAACAAAAGTTGATACAAAAGTTGATACAAAAGTTGATACAAAAGTTGATACAAAAGTTGAACAAACAAAAATTAATTTTACATTATTTGAAGATGACTATTTATCAATTGAACTTATTGATTATGTAAAATCACTTATTATTGAACTTGAAATAAACTATAATTATATTACTAATATACAACCTGACAAACATCAATCACTAGATGATAATAAATATATACATTATGGGTCAATTATTAAACTACTGGAAGCAGAATCAGTTTTAGATTCAAATAGCATAGAAACATTAGCAATTGCTATTTTACTAGATGATTTGAATATTGAAAAAACTACTTTATTAGTGAATTATTTATTAAATAATGGTTATGATTTAAAGGGACTTTCAAACTTTGAAAGTAAATTAGTACATTATTATGAGGAACATTTTATAACGTCTATTGATGGTAAATTGCGAGCACTAATAGTACCACAAAAAAGCGAGTTTAAAAATTATACATTATACATAATAACAAAAAGCAAAGTTCCCCATATTAGTGGTTCTAATATACTATTAACATTAGGACAATCTGAAGACTATGATGATTTTGCTGAAACTATTGTTAAGAAAAAGGTTGCGTCACTAGACCATGCGCAATCAATCGGGTTTTTGGCATTGGCAAACAAAAACAAACAAGACTATATTACATATTTCAAAATAAAAAGTGGCACAAACAAAGGTGCTCGTTGTAGTCAAGCAGGAAAAGCGCATAGTGAAAAAATATTTGTTGCTATTGGAGTTTCTAATAGTATTATTCAAAAATTAAAAAAATATAATCAAATTGCTTTTTGTAATGCTTTGGAAATTTATTTTAGATATTATGATTACATTAAAAAAGATAATAAGCGTTGGTTTTTCAACTTAGTTCAATCTTTAATTAACAACTTTAGCTAATTTATTTTGTTATTTTGTATATATAAAATTTGTTATTTTGTATATATAAAAAATTAATATTATTATATATAATTGAATAAATATTAAATATAAAAATCTTATTATATACCAAGATGTCTAAATCAGTAAACAAAAAATATTCGTTGAAACAAGATAAAGACAAATCCATAAATGGAAAAACTAATACCTCTAATTTACATATATATATACGTTCATTATTGACGCAAAAAATTGTCTTAAACTATAATGAAGTAAATTCTGATTTATTTAACACATTAGAAGTTAGATTAAAACAATTTAATGAGGGAAAATGTATTAAAGATGGTTATGTTAAAAATAATAGTGTGAAATTGTTAACATATTCAGGTGGAGAATTATTTTCAAATAAATTAGTGTTTGAATGCGTATTTGAGTGTTTGATTACAAATCCAGTAGAGTCTATGATATTAAATTGTGAGGCAAAATCTATTACAAAAGTTGGTGTGCGTGCTGAACTAGTAAGTGATGATAATATTAGTCCATATATTATTTTTATAGCACGCGACCATCATTATAATAATGAAATGTTTTCGCAAATTAAAGAAAATGATATGTTACAAGTTAGAGTATTGGGACAGCGTTATGAATTAAATGATAAATTTATTAGTGTAATTGCTGAATTAATTGCTATTAATAATTATGGGACACTTAAAAAAGAGCTAGAAAGCGATTATGGATTAGAAGTTGAAGACACGCTAGATTCTGCTATGGAACAAACTGGAGGTGAAACTAAAATTAAGTTAAAAACAAAAAAAAGTGGTCAAAGAGTAAAAAAAAATATGGCTTAGTTTTAAACTGTCTCATTAATTACTAAATAATTTGGTATGCTTGATTTAAAAAATGTACGAACAATTAAAAATACAGCCATTATATTTGCTATCCAACACCACAAAGACCCCCTTGTTTTAGTTTTGTAATAAGTATAATAAATCGCAAGAAAAACTATTACATGTATAGCAAATAAAATATATTTTTTAATATATAATAATATTACTAAAAGAAATGTTAACCATGTAAAAGTATATAGTGGTATTACCTTAAGCCAATTCCATGCCAAATGGCCGTTTTCTGCTTGTGTCATTGAAAAATCAACATTTAATAAAACACCAGAAATGAAGAAAAATAGTATATATAATATTATTAGTGATGCTTTTACTTTGAATTTAACATTATTTGGTATTAATATAAATAAAATAGGTTGTAGTGCTATTAAAAATAATCCTAGCTGTGATAATAATCTATTTATTTTTTTATTATTCAAATGTTTCCAAGTAAAATATTCTACTAATTGTATTGAAATAAACGAATAGTAAAATAAATACTCATAACCATTGATTACATTATTAAAATAAGCAAAGATTATTCCAAATAAACTAAATAAAAAAGTGTTTAATGATACTGTTTCATTCCAACACATATTAATTTATTATATATAAATTATAAAATATAATATTGCTTAGTTTTAAGCTTTATCATTAATTTATAATATATATATAAATTATAAAACTTTATAAATAAATTATAAAATTATGTACCTTATTTAATACTATTTAAAGCTATTTAACGACATACTATTAGAAATAATAATGGATTCGCTTGAAGAAAATAATATACACCCTAATGAATTAGATAAACTATGTAAAACTATTGAACCTCTTGATAAAATACATCATATTGAAATAGCTAAAATATTAAAACTAAACAATATATATTTAAATGAAAATAATAATGGCATTTTTGTAAATCTTAACAAAATATCACTTAGTACATACAATTCTATATTAAGCTATATTAATTTTGTTAAGAAACAAGAAACATATATTAATAAAGATGAAAAATTGAAAAAGGATTTGGAAACAACTTATTTTAAAGATAATAAAGATAATATTACTAACATTGTAAGTAATGTTGTTCACTAAACAGCTATTAAATGCGCCTATTAAATTAGAGGATTTGGAAAGCTATATGTTATATGGCTTAAATGCAAATTCAGCAAATTCAACGAGTTCAACAAATTCAACAAATTCAACAAATTCAACAAATTTAGCTACTTCAACTACTTCAGCAAATTATAATAAAAAATATAATATGTCAATCATTCCTAATATTCCGCTAAGTAGAATAAAAGTAGACTATAGTAAAAAATATAGTAAATACAATGAACCATTTAAGATTACTAATCATAAAAATTTTCAGGATAAATTATTTTGGTTATTTTACAAGCTAATTAATAATTTTGATGATAGTGATTTAGAAATGCTAAATTCTTTTAGTGTTATGAAAGAGTTTAAATTTGGTGTTGTTGAAAAATTGCGAAGTCAAAAAAATAGCTTAAAACATTTCAAAATAAGTAAATCATTTGTAGAAGACGATTTAACAAATAATGAAAAAATCAGTTTTAAAACATTTCATGCCTTATGTATATTACATTTAATAAATGTAATAATTTTACGTTCCAATAATAGTTATTGTGTTTTATGTTGTAATAATGATGAAAAAGTTTATAATTTACAAAATTATAAGGTCTTAAAACTATCAAATGAAAAAATGAGCGCGCAGTTTAATAATTTTGATGTGGAATTACTAAATGGTTCAATCAGCGAAGAAGAATTACAAAGTTATTTATCTAGTTATTTTCATATTGAAAATATTGAAAAACCATTAAAAGCTTTTTCAAGCTATAAGCTGGACGACTTAATAAAAATAGCAGAACAATTACAAATTTCTATATATGATGAAAATGGAAAAAAAAGGAAAAAGCAGGACTACTATGAAAAGATTGTAGTTAAATTAGCTTAATATATTATTCAATATCAACATGAGTAATCATATGTCTTCGGCAACAACTTTTTTTTAAATTAAGCAAATCAAGCACTTCTCCTTCTGGTGTTTTATCCATAAAATCTTTTGTTAAATATACTACTTTATCAACTTCTAGTGATTTATCAATTTTTCGTTTTTGAACTTCGCGTTGATAATATCTATATTTATTACCTAATACTTTGCCGCATGTAAAACATTTAACTGGAATAATCATAGTAAACTATTATTTTATAATATATATAAATAATAGTTTTATATTTCAATTTTTATAAATAATATATACCAATAACTATGAAAATATGCATTATACTATTATAGTATTATACTATTATAGTATTATACTATTATAGTATTATACTATTTATTGTATAATAAGATTAGTAGTTTTATTTTCTTTTTCTTTTTCTTTTTCTTGTTTCTCTTCAAATCCTTCATAAACAGCAAATCTGTTTAATTTTGATGGTTCATTTGATGTCATATTAATGTTAAAGTAGCTTAAAATTATTATACTTAGTAGTACAGCAAATATAATAAAAATTATTGTTTGTGTCATCTTACCAAATCTACTTGCCATAGTAGTATTATATATATAAACTATAAAATATATTATTATAAACTATAAAATATATTATTATAAACTATAAAATATATTATTATAAACTATAAAATATATTATACTATATTTATTATAAAATTGAATTGTTATAATTTTATAACTCTATTTTATAAAATTATCTATGATTCAACATCAAGATTGGCATAGCATTAAATTTACTAGTGCTATACCAAGCACTAATACTAAGAAGGTTGCTTTTAATAAACAACATGTTCCCGAGACTATAGTTAATGATGTTCCTAAACAATTGGGACAATTAATCTCTCAAGCCAGATTAACTCAATTAAAAAATCAAAAGGAATTTGCGGCACTTATTGGAGTATCTCCAATATTGTTAGCACGATGGGAAGCAAATAAAGAAGCACCTAATAATGCACAAATTGCTAATATTGAAAAGCTTACTAAGGTTAAACTTCCTAGGTGCCAAAAAACAGTTGTTAATGAGTAATAAAACTTATTTCCAAGTTTCTTAGGTTATTAGGTTATTAGATTATTATGTTTTTAGGTTCTTAGTGTATTATTTTTTTTGGTTTTTTCTGGCTTTTTGGTTTTTTTTCTTTTTTACCCTTTTTTCCTTTATTACGTAATGTTTTACGACCTTGTCCTAACTTTTTTTCTTTTTCTAGTGCTATTAATCTTAATAATTGTGTATATATTATTTCAGCTATATTAGTTGGAAGATATTCACTAGTTGTTGAAATATTAAATGGCAGTGCTAAGTTGATTTCATTAGTCTTAGGTAAAATATCAAGTTCATTAGGAATAACAGTAACATGATCTGAATATAAATCATCATCATTAATATCATATTTAACATTAAATTTATATAATGCTTTTAGTAATTGGTTATACAACTTATTTTTGTTGAGTGCTCTATATTTTTGTTCTAATTTTTTATCTCTTTCTTGAACTGTTCCACTAATATTCTTACTAATATTTTTAGTATGAACTTCAGTAAATTCTATGAACGCATCTTTAAACGTTTTAATCTTAAATACTTTAGCATTATACATAAATATGTGAGTATCATATAGAGGTTTAGTTAATGGTGTACCTTTAAAGTCACTTAAACTTTCTACAACATTTTGTTTGTCGACTTTAGCAAATGTATTATGGTTCATGGCTTCATAATAATGTTCCATTCTACCAATATTTTTCTTCTTTTCTTTAGTATCTTTTTTTTTACTACTATCTAATAGTGAAGCTATAATCGACTCAATACTAAGTGGTTGAATAATATTAGGTCTTGGATGAGGACTATTTGGTCTCGGTTGAGGAACAATAGTTGCTAATAGTTTGTCTAAAGCTTTCTCGTCACTAGAAACAGAATCGTGTGTTGGAAGCAGTTTAGCGAAACAAAACTGTGGGCTATTTAAGGCTAAACACGCTTGTTGACTAGTTTCTTCTGTGCTAATAAATTTTGGCCTAAGTTCTTCAATGCTATATAATTTTGGGCTGCCTTGCCTAACTAATTTCTCAGCAATAGCATATGATTCTGTAAAACCTCTAACTAAGGTTAGTAAATCGTCTTCTTCCAAACACGCTATTATATAAATACGTATTACACAATTTGACTTATAATATGTATTACAATGTGTTTGAATAACTTCTAAAGCTTCGCTCAGCAAAATTGGACCACATTTATTAATATTGGTATTAGTAGCTGGATTATATTTGTAACCTCTTAATTGTTCTTTATAATAGTTGCTGTATTTTGTATCACAATCATAGGCTTCTGCATGTTCCTTCAATAATATTGAACTACATTCACAATCTTTAGTATTTTTAGCACCAATATCATATATAACTTCTTTTCCTAGTGAATCGGTTTTTCTAGGTGCTTCTGGAATACAATGTAATATACCCGTATAAAATCCTACCGGAAAATTACGTTCGGGTGTTAAAAGCAGTTCAGGAAATTTGTTTGCTTCTCCACGTTGATGACTAAACTTAAAAACAGGATTAATAGATTTTCTTAGTGTTAATTTATGTTTATCTGGATATATATTACATAAAAAATCTGCCTCTGCTTCATAAGCGGCTACACAATTACCTAAATTAGCAAATGTATATAGTTCCACATTTTTTGGTATAGTAATAGCATGATACTTTTTTGTTATTAATGCACTATCACTATATCCAAACTGACTTGTAAGTATAGTTCCGTGCGCATTAATAATGTATGTTGCTGTTGATTCTTCAAATTTTTGAGATTGCTTCATATTATATTATTATGTTATAATAATATAATATATAAACATTATTATTTTACAATGGAAGCAATTTGTAGCCATCACTCGTCTTTGTTATTCTAAATTCGCTGTTTAAATTGTGAATTTTATTATGACAAACTTCACATATATTTATTAAATTGGCTTTATGGTTTTTATTAAATTCGCCATTAATAATTCCATTTTTCGCATTTTTCTGATATTGTAAATGGTGGACTTCTGTTCCTTCAATATTATTACATAATTCACACATTCCGCGCAATTTATTTGCATTATAATGACTTTTTTTTGCCTCTAATACACTAGTAGAACTATGCGTTTTATTATATTTATTTCGAATAGCATATGCCCGTTCAATAAAATCGTCAGGTAAAGCCAGAGATTTACATACTTCTAGTCCATACATAGATTCACCATGTCCATGTCTCAACTTTCTATCATATATTAATGTGTTTTTTTCACGGTCAAATAATACACACATATGATAGGCATCAAGTTTGTCAAGATTTTTAATTTCTTCATATTCCATTATTTCGTGAAAATGTGTCGCAAATAAGAAGGTGCTTTGTATAAAGTGTAATCTCTCTAAACTCGCTACAAAAATACTTAATGCTGATGTAGTTTCTGTTCCGCTACATAATTCATCACCCAAAATAATACTGTTACTATTAGCATTTTTCATAATTGTTCGTAATTCACACATTTCTACAGCAAATGTAGAGAGACCTTTAAAAATATTGTCATTACCCAAAATACGCGTAAATAAATATTCGTATGGATAATATGTAAATTCTTCGCATGGAACATACATTCCAGCTTGAGCCATTATAATGGCTATTCCAATTGACTTAATAAAACTTGTTTTTCCAACAGCATTTGTGCCGTATAATAAAATTCCATGTTTGCTTGTTCCTAGTTCTAAATCGTTTGTTACATATAATTCATGAGCATTTAAATGCTCTATTAAACAATGTCTAAGCTTTTTAAAACTAACATATGACTTTGTTAATAACATAGGGTCGTTTGCAATACGCGGCTTACAATAATTATATTTTAACGCATTATAAGCTTTTACATAACATACATCGCTTAGTGCTACAAATTGAGAGATTGACCCAAGTAATGAACTATGTTTGTTTGTATTTTCTAAAGCATCATCGTTATTAGCTTTATAAAAACTAGCTGATAAATTATTGAACTCTCCAATAATAGATTTATAAGTAGCGCCTAGTTCTTCAATTAGCCAATCTCTTGAGTTTTGTATAGCATGAGTTAAATTGCTAATTTGGCTTGATATTATTACATTATTACTATTATTTGAACCATGGCTTTTAAAATCAATAAGTGTTAAGTCCAGTTCAATAATTTCATTGGTTTTGCTATATTTTGAATTATAACATATACTATACTTTGGTCCAGACTTGTCAATAAGGTTGTCAATTAGTGTTTTTAATAATACTGACCGACGTTTTGTAATAATTAATAGCGCATCGCTTTTGGTTGTTTCATGAATTTTAACATAATTATATGCTAATATTGAAGCACCACTCTCACCCAAATCATTATTTGTTTTTGGATTAGCAAGCAAATCACTATTTTGAACGGGAGTTACTTCGTCGTCGTCCTCATCCTTTTCTTTGTTAACTAGTGTCTTTTTAGCATTTTTCGCCTTGGCACTTTTTGTTGTTACTGAGGCACTAGGTCCAGTCTTTTGTTTCTCATAATCTCTCAACAATTCACATAAAAATTTGACAATTGCATCTAATTGTTCTTGTGAATCAAAACAACTTTTAAATAGTTTATCTAATTTTTTATTATAAGTTTTATTAATAAAGTCAAGCTCACATAGGCTATAACTAACAAACTTATCACAAGTAATGGAAGCAAGTTTATTCAAATCAAACACTTTTTCAATATAGCTATTGAGATAGTTAATGCCAGCACAAATGTCGCAATTTACTAGACTACTAATATATGAATAAAGTAAACTATTAGATTTAGAAGTTCTAATTTTTTCATATAATATTGAAATGTTAGAGAGATTAGCATACAATGTTCCAAAGTCTTTTGGGTCTAACTTATACATATTAAGTTTTCGCTCAAACTTCTCAATATCTCTCACATTTAATAAATAAATGCTAATAATTTTATAAAATTTTGTGTCTATTAATTCTTGTGTTACATCATAACTTGCATTTAAACTAGCAATATTATTTATTGGATGTAATAAATCATAGGCAAATTTGCGCCGCCCTGCGTTTGTAATTGTGTTATTTAAAAAATTAGCTACACATCCTAATTTGCCATTATAGCGCTGGTCGCTAATCATATTTAATTGTTTGAGAGAATGATTTGCTAAAATTAATTGATTGTTAATATTTTCAAAATGCGGATAGTCGATTGCCTTAATTAATGCTGGATTGTGTTTTTCAATAAACACTAACAAAAAACACAAGCTTTGATTGGCTACGCTGTAATTTTGAAATTCAGATTTGCCTCTATAAGAACCTACACCATATATTTTATCTATTAATGTTTCTTGATATAACTGTTTTTCACAATTTTTGGCAATCGTCTCAAAGCTAGTTATATTTGTATTTGTATTTGTATTTGTATTTGTATTTGTATCTTCGTCCTCTAATAAATAAACCTTGTGAATCTTTGCCGAATTAATATTTGCGTAACTAATAACATCATCAATAAAATGACTATTTTGACTATTTTGACTATTTTGACTATTTTGACTATTTTGACTATTTTGACTATTATGACTATTTTTATTAGTAATAATAATTAGTTCGCATGGATTATAAATAGAAATGTATTTTTCCAGTTGGTCATATGTTGTTGGGCTATTGCTATAATTAATAGAGTATTCATAGCTTACAAGCTTTCCTGTAATAATGTCTATTAATGTTAATCCAAGCGTAAGCATGTCTTCTTTAACAATTCTGTTTTTTTTGCTATAGTGTATCCATATACACATTGTATTATTGCTTAAAGATTCATTTGCTCCGCCTTGACTATAATAGTCATTGTTATCAAAATATGTTCCAGGCGAATATATACATCCCAAACTGCGAGTAGTTTTAGAAGCTTGCTTATCTTGAATATACACAACTATTGTGTATCCATGAAGCAACATTTTTCTAACATATTTGTCTAATTGAGTTACTCCAAATCCAGCCATTACAATATTTTGTTCATCAACACAAGTATTTTTATTAGCAATTATCATATCATTAATTTGTGTAAAATCTAGAATATCACTTCCTTCATAAACACCTTCTGCCTTTTTTATAGCATAACATTCGTAAAAACTACCCACCTCCATTAAAACTAATGTTTTTGTGCCGTAAAGTACTTTATAGTGTTTTGTATATTCTAAATATTCTTTTACCAATGTCATAAGATTATTTTATTGATTATCATAATAATTAATAAAATAGCTTTAAATGTTATTGCTTTAAATGTTAAATATTAAATCATTTAAAACGTCCATTTTTTCTATAACGAAAAAACAATGTTAATAGTGCCAAATTTATTATCATACTAACCATGCCTGCCACAATTAGTGAAATATCAAATATAAAATACCCATGTAGCAACCAAAGCAAATTAGTTAGTAAAATGAGTGATAAAGAATACAATGATAAATCTTTTACACTTTTTGTTATATATGTTTAGTATAATTGGGGAAATAATTGGATTGAGTTTACTATTGGTGCTAATGTTGCTATAATAAATGGTATCATTATATATTAACTTTATAAATATTATTACCTAACATATTTAGTTACTTTAGCAAATGAATCTAATACAAATAATATAAATATTCCTAAAAATAAATATAATATTAATTCTTCTGTAATATAATTTGTTTTTTCATTATGTTGTTCTTCTAACAAATGAATTATATATTCTAGTTTGGATAAGAGTTTGTTATTATCATAATTTAGTGAACTACTAGCTTGTGAAGACGGATTATATTTTAAATTATAACTATCATTAAAATTAGAGAAGTCACCAGTTTTTGCTATATTTCCTAATAAGCTAGAATTAAATGAATTGTTATTTGATATAGGATTTTGTCTTAGTCCTTGATTGGGAGTTTGTCCTAATACTTCACTTTGTGCGTTATTTAATTCATTGTTATTAAAAAATACATTATGTGGTATATTGTTTCCAGATTGTCTCATTTTTTGAATCTTCTCTAGTTCGCTATTTAAACTATTTGTTAATGATTTGCTAATACTGTCATCTATGACATTTGCGCTATAGTTATTATTATTACTATATTCCTCGTCTTCTTCATTATTTTCATGTATCTTAGACATTAAATTTCCTAAAGTAGTTATTTTATCCTTTGCTAACTCACTATTTTTTGTGTTAGGATTAGTAGTACTACTAAATTCAACAGATTTTTTATTTTTCAAAGTTTTATTAGAATTTTTAGTTAATTTGGATTCTAATAAATTAGAATTTTCAAGATCAAGTGGAGCCGGATTTAGTTGAATCATATTATTATATTGTTATAAAAAAATAAGATTATATTATTCTCAAAAACTACTAAATAACTCTATTAATAAATATAATAGAATTATTTAGTAAATAACACTATTATATTAATATTTTATTAATATAACAATACTATTTTAAATAATGTTTAAAATGTTAGAAAAATTGAATGAACAATTCAACGTATATTTAAAAAAATATAACTATCTTGCTATGTTAAGTGATTTAAACAAAGATTTAAATAATAATAAACTGCTTGCTGGTATATGTATGATTGCTATGAATATTGGCTCACGATATATTGAATTAAAATTAACAAAAGGTCAAGAACTATTGTTAAAAAATATTGCTCGCGAAGTCCTAATTTTTACAATAGCTTTTATTAATACAAAAGATATTCTTAGTTCTATTATTATTACTATTATTTTTATAATATGTGCAAACTATTTGTTTAATGAAGAATCAAAATATAGTATATTACCAAACAAATATAAACAATTATCTCAAACAACTGCTAATAATGATAAAATTGTTAGTGAATACGAAATTAACAATGCGTATGAAACACTAAAGAAAGCTAAACAGCAAATTAGTAATTATAATAAATTAAATATAATTGAATCTTTTAATAATGTTAGTTATTTTTAATATTAATATTTATATAATATAGTTTAAATAACACTATGCCACCAAAAAAATTAAAGAAAACTTCTGAAGAGGGCTATGAAGTCAATATTGAGTTAAAAGATCAACTCAATAATGTTTTTTATATTGATAATGTTAATGATTCACATTCTATAATGTTAAAAGATGCCTTATTTATCAATACTGAAGCGAGAGCAGTAGAGGAAGCAGAAAATACTGCTGAATCAAGAGTTCCTAAACTATCTACCCCACAAGGCGCAACACATGAACATGTAGCTCAAGCACGAGCAGCAAGAGATGCAGAAGTTGAAAAACTAATGAAAGAACAATTGACAGATAATACTAAAAAAATAATCACTATTTATAGAGATATTTATTATCTTGATAATACAGTTATTCAAGATCTTAAAACAATTTTTAAAAAACATATTGATAAAAAATCAGTTTCTGGTGACGTAAAAAGCAGATATGATGTTGATTATAATGATACACGAGAACCAGTAAGTATTGAAGCTGTAGAAACACTAATGAAAAATACAACCCAGTTGTCAGAACTTCATAAAATTTTTACGAATGAAGACTATTCTAAATCAATTAAAGATAATTTAATACATTTTAACTCGGGAACTAATAGTAGAGTAAAACAACTAAATAGTAGAGATGCTATTACTAGATATATAGTAGATTATCACAAATATATTAATAATAGTAAGAAAACATCTGATTTTGATGATGATGAAAAAATGGATGCCTTAATGTTTTATAATGTAATGTATTTGCTGAAAAATATATATTTGAAAAAACAAACAATTTTAACAAATATTCAAGGAGAACAGTATTATGTTGATGAAATATTATTTTATGATTTACCATACATTCATATGGTTAAAAAAGACTATGATAAGCCAAAAAAAATAAATGTTTACTTAAGAATTAAAACTATTCCTATTATTGATATTCCAATAATTAAAATTCACTATATAGTTGACGATTTAGAACTTCAAAGTCTAAAATTAAGTGCGCCTCGCGAATTTAAACCAGGTGACTTGGATAAAGATTTTGCCAAATATAGTACTATGTATATATTTGATAAGTTTAAATATAAACAAGAAACTGACAGCATGACAGCATTTTTTAATAGTTTAAAAAGTGAGAAAAGAATAGATAAAATACAAGAATTATTTTTCAATGCTGATATTGTAAATAAATATAAAAAAAGATATAACGAACAACATAAGAGACAAAAAAAAGAGAGTGAGAGTGAAACAGATGACACTATAAAATATAACAATATAAATGCAAATATTTTGTATTTGCTTCGTCAAAATTTTAATTTAATAGACAATAAAATTTCAATTGACAACACTTCTATAGATGATACATATATTGCTTATAATATTTCAACTGTAGAAGTACAAAAAGACGGTCGTAATCAACCTAGTGTAGCACTTAAATATCATAGTATTATGACAAATAAAAACTATGAAAACTATGATAATCCAAAAAAGGAAGATATAATAAAAACTATTATAGCTGAGCATTTAAAAAGATATAATGTAAACTATAGTGACAACAATTTTTTTTATACAGACGATAGAACAGATGAACGCTTACGTGGAAAAGTTTATAATATTATTGTTATTTTTAGAACATTTAAGCAAGGTAGTTCTAAAAAATCACCATCGCTAATGAGACGTTATATTGGTGATGAATGTTTATCAAATGCTGTAACATTAGATAGTATATTTTCAAAACTATTTTATAGAACTATTGGTCTTCCTGATAAATATTTATATGACAAGCTTGCTGGACTAGCTAATAGAAGTATCGCTAAAAGCGACACTAAGGGAGACACTAAAGGTGACACTAAAAGTAGTACACCTCTTGTTCCTAATATTCCTGGTCTTCCTAATATTCCTATTCCAACAAAAGGAGGTAAAAAACATAATACAAAAAAGTTTAGGGCAAAAAAACACAATACAAGAAAATATAGGAAAAATAAGTTTAGAACAAAAAAAGTTAGGGCTAAGCTATTTTAACTATATTAACTATTCTAAAAAATAATAATTATATATATTATAAATGCCTAAACTCGATCACGTAATAATAAGACCAAATCTTCGCGCTATTAAAAACGTTTTACCTATAGTTGCTATTTCAAAATTTGTTAAAAAACCTATAAATCTTATATATTTAGCACTTGTTTTAATATTGTTATATGTTATTGTTTATTATGTTTTACCGTCAAATAATTTATTTAAAGAAAATTTTGAAAACGCAAATGTTGATTCTATGTTGTCTGATAACTCAACAAAACTTGTATATTTTTATATGAACGGTTGCGGTCATTGTAAAAATTTTACACCAATTTGGGATGAATTTTGTTCGGCAAATTCTAGTTCTATTAAAACATATAAATTCGAACAGTCACAAGTTCAAGAACAAATCAGTTCTTATTCTATTTCCGGCTTTCCAACAATTTTGCTATTAGATGAAAATAATGCTAAAATAGATGAATATAACGGACAACGAACGGTCGAAGCACTTACTAGCTATGTTAATAGTCGCACTTAAAAAATGTATATAACTTTTATATTAACTATTTTTTATAAAAAAATATAATAAAATATAATAAAATAAAATAAAAAAGTTAATTTATATATAATATGGTATGTAAAATATATAAAACGTGCGACCATGTTCCTTGTGGAGCCACTATGAATAAATGTACTCCTTCTTATTGTTATCCTAATGGTTCAAAAAATTGGAATTATTGTAATATGTCAAATTGGAAACCTCGTCGTTATAAAAAGTATAAATCAAAATGTAGCGATGAAAGTAAATGTATTTTAAAAAAAACTAAAAAATTCAATAATAGTGTTGACGCACTTACATTACATAATAAAATGCCATATATATGGCGGTTTTTAAAACCACAAACACGCAAACATATGGTCCAATTAGCAAAAAAACCCGTTAAGGTTATAAATATACCTTTTACTATTTTTCCACATACTAAGAAAACCAAGACAGACTCGCAATTTATTAAAAGTATGACTAAAAAAAAGAGAGCACGGTTTTATAAATTGCGAAAACGCTATAAAACTATATAACTTTGCTAATAAAAATTGATAAGCTAATTAATATTATTGGTTTTTACATAATAATATTAATTTATACTTCATAATAGTAACATGCTTGTTAAATTAAATGATTTAATTTTGGTAAAAATTGTATCGCGACCATCAAAAGTATGTAAAACTCCATATGTTGCTGACGTACAACTTGAAGATGGAACAATCGTTCAAGCTCATTGTGCTTCTCTCGGTTGCTGTGGACTATGTGAAAAAGATTGCTATGTTTATGCATCACCTATGAAGTCTAATTGTGTTCAATCAAAATCTAAAGTTTGTTCTTATAAAATTTATTTGTCTAATTTTTGTGAAGAAAAAGTTATTGCTAATCAACACATTAGTAATAAACAACTTATTGGAATCGATCCTAAACTAGCCGAAACATTGGTTGAAAATGCACTAACACAAAATTATTTAAAAACATTAACACACATTAAGACCTATAAACGCGAAGTTTGTTTACTTAATTCACGGTTTGATTTTGCAGGAATTGATGAGAACGGGAAGTATTTTGTATTAGAAGTTAAAAATGTTCCATTAGCTGATTACGCCGATGTGTCTAGCACAGAACGCAAAAAGATGGTTAAAAACGGTGACTTTGCTAATTTAGATATTAATAAAAAAATCTCATATTTTCCTGATGGCTACAGGAAAAAGAAAGGCGAGGTTGTAAGCGAACGCGCATTAAAACATATTAATGAATTGGCTGAAATTAGTCATTCAAAAATCATTAGACCAATTATTTGTTTTGTTATTCAACGAACTGATGTTTCCAGTTTTCAAGCTTCACTATTAGACCCAATTTATAAGGCGGCTTTTAATGATGCTATAAGTCAAGGTGTAGAAGTTATTGTATTGGTTGTTTCGTGGAATACGCAAGGAGAAGCTAGTTTTGTAACTTGTGAGTTGCCAGTAAATTATTAAGCATTACTTAAATGTTATTTAAGTAATACTTAAATAACACTTAAATGTTAATAAACATTAGTACACATTATTATTATAACTTTTTTTTATAAAATTGATATAACATTTTTTTATTATAAAAATAACAATTTATAATTAATTAACACTATGGACTATAGTCAATTATCAAAAGAACTAACAAGCAAATTATCAAAAACACTAAAACAAAGCGGAGGCATATATTTTACACCTCCTTCTGTTATAGCAGACAACATAAAGTTACTAGAACCATATATGAACAATATTAAGTCTGTATTAGAACCTTCGTGTGGTTCGTGTGAATATATTAACGCATTATTAAAGAATTATAAGCATTTACAAATCACAGGGCTAGAATTAAACAGCACAATATATGACTCCATTAAAGACCTAAATTGTGCCAATGTAAAATTATATAACAGCGACTATTTAAAATATGAGACTAGCGAAACTTATGATTTAATTATTGGTAATCCACCTTATTTTGTGATGAAAAAAGAAAATGTTGCTAAAAATTATTATAAGTATTTTGAAGGGAGACCTAATATTTTCATATTATTTATTATTAAATCTATAACATTAGTAAAAGAAAACGGGCTAATAAGTTTTGTATTACCTAAAAACTTTTTGAGTTGTTTATATTATGATAAAACAAGAAGCTATATTAACTCGTTATTTGAAATTTTAACTATTGTTGAATGTGTTAAGGCGCATTATATTGAAACCCAACAACCCACAATATTATTAATTATTAGAAAGCGGGCTTTAGCTGGCGCTTTAAATTGCGATTTAAATATTATAAATAATGACTTAAAGCCCATTACGAACCCCGATTTTGTATTAACATACTCTAACTATACGCTATTTGCTAGTAAAACTAATTGTAGCAAGTTGAAAAATTTACTTCTAAATTGTTCTTCATTAGAACAATTAGGATTTAAAGTTAGTGTAGGGACAGTAGTATGGAATCAATGTAAAGATTTGCTTACCACTGATAGCTCATATACACGCTTATTATATAGCTCGTGTATTGAAAATAATAGTCTATGTCTTCAAAATTCTAAAAATGGTGAAAAGAAAAATTATATTAAGAAAAAAGGTCTCAAGCATCCTATGCTTGTTGTAAATCGGGGTTATGGTGTAGGAAACTATAAGTTTAATTATTGTTTAATCAATACAGACTATGACTATTTAGTAGAAAATCATTTAATAACAATTGAATATACTAAAACGCAGGACTTATCTAAAGAAGACTTGTTAAAACACTATCAAAAAATTATTGCCTCTTTAGAAAATAGTAAAACTAGCGAATTTGTGGAACTCTATTTTGGTAATAGTGCTATTAATAGCAGTGAATTAAGCAAAATTGTGCCTATTTACTTAAATCAACCCGAAGATATTTGAAAAGCAGGAAGTGCGATTCCGTTTCCATTCTTCCATCGTATTAAAGCATAGATTTTTTTTCCGCTTTTACTAATACATTCATAGCTATTTGAATGTTTAATTACATCTATTAACATATAATCGTCGCTATTAATAATTTGCTTTATAAATGTATTGTTTGTATAAAGCATATAAATCTTGTTTGCTTGTGACGTTTGTAAATAATTAGATAACATAGCAATGTTTAGTTCGTTGGACTTAATAAATTCACATATGCTTATGCTAGACAATTCTTTAGCATAATTATAAAAGTCTATATGTTCTTGATTACCCGTAAATTTACTACTAGAGCGACAACCTTTATAATATAAGTCTTGATAATGAGTCATACATTTTGGCTTATTACTATGAACGTGTTTCAAATATTCTTCTTTAGGTGGCATTTTCAAATTACCCTTAAGCGCCAATTTAGTAAGATAGTTAGTATAATAAAATTCTTCATAACTAGAACTTAAATAGCGGCTCGGTTTCATAGGCGAAACAAATTGTGGTGCTTTGTCTAGCGATGACGCATTAAATTTAAATTCGACTTTATATTCATCATAAGTGTCTTGAGTATAATATAGTTTAATTAAGAAATCATAATTATTTGCGCGTCCTGCCTTGTTTTTACAGTCAACTTTAATATAACATTTAGTGCTTAAGCTATTAATATAGTTGCTAAGATTGTATTTCATAGTTAGCCATTTTGCCAAAACAAAGTAATTTTCAGGAACTTTATTGTTTATTAATGCTCCAATAATATGCTCACGTAGCTTATTATTTTTATCATTGCTACATCTTGACGACACATTAAAGGCATTAATACTTTTTACACTAAGAATCACTTTATTATAAGTAAATGGGCTAAATGGTTTTAGTCCAAATAACGATTTTAAATTGTTTAGTGATGAACAAGACATAATGTTGTTAACTCTTAAGTTTATAACTCTTAAGTTTATAAATTAGTAATACTCAATTTTTTTATATGAAAACGAATATATATATTAAAAGCATTTAAAAACAAAAAATTAAAAATTATGATTACTATGTTTAACATTATAGCATTAACATTAGCATCAGCATATGCTTTACCATCAATTAATAAAGTTTATAGTGTAGTGCTTGTATTTCCATTATTAGGTAATCAAAATATTGAATTTGAACGATTAAAGAAAAATACTTCCCAAGTTAGATTAAGTGGATTAATTAATTGTAAAGGTTATATTTATAATGATGCTAACTATGAAAAAAAAACGTGTATGAACTACGAGTTAGACAACTCTCTTAAAAATATTATGAATAAATATAGATGTTCAATTGAAGCACCATATTATGATGCTAACAACGATATAATTTTATTTGTATTAAAAATAAACATGCTTGGATTAACAAAAAGTGTTAAATTGCTTAGTGTTGTCTAAAGTTATTAGTCCAATTCTACATCCATACATTTAGCATAATGATTATTAATAAGCTCTGCTTTTATAGCATAATTAGTGTGTTCTTCTTCGCTCAAATCTTTCCACCTTTAACCCAATTGAGTCATCAAATCAAGGTCAAGTTTAGAAGACGGACTACCAAGGTTTATTTTCCATATTTTCAGCAACCTTAATCTTACGCACATACAAAATATAACTACTAATAACATTATAAGGCATAGTTATTTCTTCTTTCTTCTTTCTATATTAAATAAGAAATAGCAATGTTAGTATTCAATTTTTTGTGACCCTAAAGCATTTATAAAAATTATTTAAAGTTATATAAAAAGTTTTTATAGATGAAGTATGTCTACACATAATACATACAAATATGTTGTTCTTATTACATGTAATGTAATAAATGTTATTTATCATTTACCTCAAATTATAAAAACATATAAGACACAATCTGTAACAGACTTTGATCCTTATTATTTATTTTTAGGCAATCTTCATAGTTTTTGTTGGGTGTTATATGGAATAGAAGATAATAATGGACTAATGATATTTAATAGCTGTGTTTCAATGTTTTCTATTTCTTTTGTAAGTTATTATAAAGTTCGCAATTATATTAGAGAACGTAATAGCCTTAAAAGCATTAAAGAAAGTAGAGTTGATGTTATTACTGTAACTTGTGAATAAAGAAACTTTTATATTATATACTATTTTATTATATTATATATAATAGTATATGGAAGTAACTAATATTATTAATGAAATAATATCCGGATTTACAATTGCTTTAGTGTTAATTCCAGAAAGTATTGCATTTTCATTATTATTAGGGTTTCCTCCGTCAGTAGGATTAATTTCTAGTGCAATTATGTCATCAATAACCTCACTATTTGGAGGCTGCCCCACTCTTATATCTGGAGCTACTGGAGCAATAGCAACATCGTTGCTTGGTGTAAAAACATTATATGGAACTCAATATGTATTTTTAACAGCTATTATTGGTGGAATTATTCAACTATTATTTGGAATTAGTGGATACTATAAATATTTTTCAAACATTAGTCAACCACTTATGACTGGATTTTTAATAGCATTAGGTGTTTTAATAGCCAAATCACTAATTAAAAATTTTAAATACCCTAATAGTGGAGAATGGTTTAAAGATAGTGATAACTATAAATTAACAGGAACACTATTATTCTCTCTTATTAGTCTTTTCATTACTGTGTTTGGTAAATTTATGTATAATTTGTCATATAAAACAAAAAGTATTAAAATTAATATTCCAGGAGCACTAAGTGCTATTATATTATTAAGCATATTATATTATATTATGCCTATTAAAGAAACAATTGAACTTGTAGGTACAAGAGGTAGCACTAAAATAAATAATATTGCTTTTAATATTCCAAATGTAGAATTAACAAGCGAAAATATTTTAAAAGTCCTACCTTTTGCTCTTGCAATGGCTATAACTGGGTTAACTGAGACTATTTTTATGGTTGATGATACAAGTAAAAAACTTAACATTATTAGTAGTCCGTTAATAGAAACATTAGCACAAGGTGTTGGAAATATAATATCTGGATTATGCGGTGGATTTGGAGGCTGTGTATTTGTTGGGCTAAGTAAATATAATGTGGAAAATGGCTCTAAAACACGACTATCTTCACGAGCAACTAGTTTGTTTTTTATAGCACTAACATTAATGTTTTCAAGCACTATTAACAAAATACCAATGCCCGCAATTATTGGTATTATGATTATGATTGCATTTAAAACTGCCACAGCCAATTATGACTATTTAATAAAGAATTTCAAAAGCGAATGGTTAATAATTCTTTTAACAGCCAGTTTAGGTATTTATAGTGAAAGTCTTGCTTTGGCAATTATTGTGGGTTTCATAGTTCAACGAGTAATAAAATCTATTAAAAGCATTTAAGCATTATATACCAAATAAGCTAAAAACAATCCAAAAAAGTTTTTAGAAAACACATCTAAAATATTATAAGAAGCGTTTTTAATCTTATTCTTATATAATGCGGCAACACCGTAAAGAGACCAAATAAATAACATTAAATAAAATATTAAATAATTAGCACTATTATTTTTAACATAATAAACAAACATTTTTAAAAAGAGTAAACCTAAAAACAAGAATCCAAAAATTGTTGAAATTGTTAATGATATAAGCTTTAATTCTTGTAAATAGCCTAAAAACAACATATTTAAATTATAAAACAACAATTCACTAATTTTTTGTATATCTGTTTTTATAAAATTATATAAACTTGAAGCAGCACTAGCATAAGCACTTAGTCCATACAATTTAGTATTATTATAATGAAAATATGCGACTGTTGATATAATCATTAATGGTGTTGAGAAAAACCAATCATAATATCTATACTTTGCTATATCTTCTTTATCCACATTTTTGGTGTAAAAATAAATAAACCATATATAAAATGACCCTTCTATAATTTGGACGGCATTTTCTAAAATTAGTGCCTCTCTTATTAATCTATTAGACGATGAAGCATTTGTAAAAAAAACAACAACTAATCCAAGCATTAGCGTTATTATTTGAACATAAAAAGATAAGTGTAGACTGTCTTTTACAATAAAGTCATTGTTCATTATTATTTATAAATAGTATACATTAAAATTTAAATTAACATTAAAATTTAAATTAACATTAAAATAAAAAAATATACATAGCAGAAATAAGATGTTTACAACAATCATAAACTTTGTAACATTTCATGATTTTCGGTTTTAAAGTTTGTAATTAAGTCGTGTGGAATTTCCGCAAATGAAACCAATTTTCTGTTTAGTTCATATTTTTCACGCGCTCCAGCTTCTTTTAAAAGTGCCTGATTAAACGCTTCCTTATCCACATAATACTTTTCGCAAGTTTTTGGTCCGCATTTTTTAAAAACAGGATTAATGTTATCCGACTTATCACCTAGCACAATTTTATAAAATAAGTTTTTCTCAGGTTCTTCAAACACTTTTTTTGCTTCTTTCAAAAATTTATACTGAAAATTAATAATTTCAGTTTGCTCGTCAAGGAGCTGTAAATAATCATGGTCATTTGCTATAATATAGATTTTAGAATCAGGATATTTTGCGCGTAAATCTTGTTTAACAATTGCAATAATATCATCCGCTTCCAAATTAGGAAACTGGAAAATATGATTTACACCAGCTTCAAATAATTTTTGGTTATTATTTTGATAAATAAATTTGAAAAATGGTGCACCATTAAAGCTATTATCTTGTGGTCGTGATCCTTTATAATCTTCATAAAATTTATTTCTCCAAATGTCCTTTCTTGGACAGTCGCGCACAGCTATAATAGTAGGACACATAATAGTCTTACTTTGTCCCTTAATTCTTTCTTTATGTAGCTTTAGTTTTTTTTTAAATAAAGTCAATGACTCTAAAAAGGTTTTTGTGAATTTTTCCAAAAACTCTTCATTTTCAATATGATTTTCGGGCAATGGTTGTTCTGTTTTGGCATGATTCCACCATTGTAAAATAGCATAATATCTGTAAAAGATCCAATAACTGGTATCAACCAATATAAATGTTTTAGGTTGTTCCATGAGGCTTGAACTAGTGTATATACTTTAACTTTAAAACTTTAATTCAATTTTTTGTATAGTAAAAAAAAATTGACTATTTAAATTTTTTAACATATTAAAAGTATTCCACTATTTGTGTGCTATACAAAAAATGAGCTTTAACGGAGCGTTTGTGCCTATTTTGGTTTTCATTCTTCTCTTGTTGCTCTTGACGTCTTCAATGTTTCCTTCTGCTTTTCTGTGTGCACTATTGTTGTTCTCATGTCCTATCATCTTCATTGCTCTTGAACTAGTGGCGGATGCTGTTGGGTTAGTTGGAACTGCCATTTGTTTTGGTTGCCTGTATGTTTACTTTGCATAGTAAAGATAGTAAACATAATATAAGATTATAGGGAAAACCGCACAAAAAAATTGAATCTTTTTTTTTCTTTAAGTCATTTTTACTATATTCTAAATTAGTTATGTTAGAACTTAAATGCTTAATATTGAGTCTTTTTATTCTTCTCTTGTTTGTGTTGCCACCTTCATTGTTTCGTCATGCTTTTCTATGTGCGCTATTAATGTATATTGTATTAGTTATTGAACTAGTAATAAGGGTTATTAGGTTTCAAGAGCATGCTAGTTGTTTTGGTTGCATGTAAAGTTATTTTGCTTATAAAACAAAAAATTGAACTGTTTTTTTCTTTAACTATTATTACTTCATAATGTTAGAAGTTCAATTGACTATGTTAGGACTTCTTATTCTAAAAAGTATTCTCTCGCTTATTGAAGTCATTTGTATACAAATAATATGCTTATTTAAATCGTATTATATTCCTACTACAAATGTGAATTTTGCTATTAACTATGAAAAAAATTATTCACATATTAACGACTATAATAACATTATGTTTTATGTATAAATTAATCACAATCCACAAATGTTTCATTATCAATTTCTTCACATTTTAATTTGGCATTTTCGGCAATTAACTTCTTATTAATAGTAATTAATTTAGCATTAAAATATAATTGTTTAGCATTGTCCTCAATAAGTTTGGTGTTTTCTTCAATAAGTTTGCTAGTCTTTTCACCTGCCTTTTTTATTTCCCATTTTAAGTCAATAACTTCATTGGTTGTTTTAAGTGCATCTTGCTTTAATTTGTCAACATTAACCAACAAATTAGCTCTTTCACTTGTTAACTGTGAAACATAGCATTTTAAAGAGCGCATTTCTTTAGTTAATATGTTAATAATATCTTCTGACGAACTACAATGTCCATAAGTTTGAATGTGGTCTTTTTGAACTTGCGTTTTCCATAAATTATGTTTTTGTGTGTTAAAATGAGTTCGCACCCAATTTGATGTAATATCAAATACTTTATCTTTACTAGAACACGGACACCTAATTACTTTTTCACTAAATTCGTTCTTTAATTCTTGGTATGTTTTATCTCTCAACCCTTCTGTTTTAACATCATAAATTAATGAATATTCTGGAATAACAGCAATAGTCGTGCTATTATCATTAGTATAAGACATATTATTAATGTTTTAATAATATTTTCAATATAAAAAAAAAGAATTCAATTTTTTATATTGAAAAAGTTGTTAAAACATTAATGTTTAAAATTTACGATATAAATACGCAACAAAAACATTAGCTATAAGAGCACCAACAAGCCCATACATAAATGATACAGCTGCTAAATACTTCTCATAAGCATCTTGTGCTCGTTGTTCGACTATGTCTAAATAATCAGCTTCGCATTTAAGTTGGTTTTGCATAAGTTCAGTTTTGTCTAAAGGTGTTGCTTCGCTTGGTGTCGCTTCGCTTAGGGTCGTTTCACTTGGTCTCGTTTCACTTAGTGTCGCTTCGCTTACAATTGCCTTCACTACCTCACAAATTAGCGAATCAATTTTATCTCGTTGTTCATTAACTTTTAATTGTGCTTTGGCCCATTTCCAAGAAATAACATTATTAAAATTGCTTGTTCCCAATTCTTCATTTGTTTCAATAATTTCGGTTAGCATTTTTTTACCACCACCAAGTGACGAACACATAATTTGCCGCGTTAAATCATCATCCGCACATTTGGAAGTGATCATATTACAAATATGATTGACAAGCTCTTTGGTGTTTATAATCGCATTACGTTCTTCAATAATAGTAGAATCAATAGTACAATATTTTTTACAAATATTGTACAGTGTGCTATTTAAAGCTGACATAATTATAATAAATATTAGTTTTGTTGTTTTAAATCAATTCAATTTTTATTTTATATTTTATATTTTATGAATCTCTCAATATAAAGTTGTTAGTCTTAAATAAAATTGAGTTAGTTTAATATATTATTACTTTAATATATTACAAAAACAATGTCTAGCATTTGCCTCGATCGTTCTATTGATTACACTGTGTTCAAGGGAAAGTCGTGGCAAGAAAAGATGAATAATTGTAATGAGTGCTACTGTTGTGAGCGTCATAATATAAACAGACCTCGTTATGTGTTGCCTACTGTTCACGAGTTTGATGCCATTGATGTATTGGATAGTACTACAGAAGTGTGGCGACTGGGGTTGTGTAAGTGTAAGTGTCGGTTTTTGGCGCGGCGAATGTGTGAAGAGGCTAATTGTGACATTATGTGTGCTTCGCCTAGTCCAAGTGAGTTACCTATGCCTCCACAAAAGTGGTTGAAAAAAACACCACATTATGACTTGAGCCTTCTTGATTGGGCAACAGAACAAGCAATAGAAGTTCATTGGAAAAACCAAGTCAAAGCATGCCAATATGCGATTTTCCATATATGTTAAATAAGTGGGTCGTGTTTGTAATGCATGTTTTTTTTGTTAAATAAAATTGCATAAATAAAATTGAACTGCCTTATTTAAACTTTAAAGACGATATAAAGCACTATAAACAATACACAAGGCACAAGCTATTATGAATGCTACTTCCTCCAGCGTATTAGTAAATTCATTTTTCCCGCCACAAAATGATAAAAATAATAGTGCTATTATAACAATGGACGTATTTTATATTGGAACAATTATTGGGCTAATTGGAGCGTTACTAGTTGCTCTTATTAGAATTCACTATTTATATCATAAAAGACACGTTCAGTCGAGCAAAGTTAATATAGTCTTTGAAAATAATACTAAGGTTCATGAGTTGGTAAAGACTAACATTGAACTAAGTGTATAATAATTAGAAATAGAATTTTTAAGTATTATATTTTTTTTAGAGAGATTATAATATACTATAATTACAATATGTATAAAAGAGTTCTTGTATTATGTCAACGTAAAGTTAGTAAACTTACAAAAGATAGAGAAAAAGTGGAAAGTGTAGTATCGCTTATTGATGAATATATAGCATTAAACACTCCCGTCGGCACTCATGAAGATATTCGTGTAAAAGTTGAATATTTGACATACCATTCTTTTGAGCCACAACATGCTTATGCCGATCATATATTTCTTCTCTCTCGAACACAACAATATGGTCATGAGTCTAATCTTACAGAAAAAGAAGTAGATTTAGAGAATTTTATTAAAGAACATAACAACACTTATGATGTTATTATTTTAAATACTTGCCCGCTACCATGGTTAGACTATAATCTAATACATCAAGTATTAAAATCAGATGGTGTTTTAGTAGTAAAACTTTTTGGAAATCCAGAAAGCTCCCCAAGTAAAGAAAAGGATAAAAGTGTAGTAAATAATATTAAAAAAAATACACAAAATATACCATCACACTTATTTACTAAACTAGACGGCCAGTTTTCAGGGCATTATACTTACAAAAAAATAGAAACACAAGCACAAGGAAGAAAGTTAAAAACAACAAAAAGAAAAAGACAAAAAAATAAACAAGTTAATAGGAGACAAAACATAAAAACAAGAAGAAAGCAAAAAAAGCAAAAAAAGCAAAAAAAGCAAAAAATGCAAAAAATGCAAAAAATGCAAAATAAAATAAATTAAAAAGTTATAAAAGCCACAAATGGTATTTATGGTATTTCCAATAATCTATGAATGCTAGTTAAGTTATTAAACAATTTCATTTGACAAGCCGAGACATCTTTTGACAATTTTTTTCCAAAACTATTTACATTTACCATGCACAATACTAATTTGTGAAATTCTTCTGTAAAGTTCAAATTATAGTTTTTAAATATTTTACAAACGTCAGCTATTAGTTTTGGACTTATTTCATTATGTTCACATAATTCTATAGTGACACATAATTCTTTTTTTAATGCTTCTTTAGTTAATTGGGACATAGCATTAAATCTCTCTTTTTCTTCAATAACATTGTGCAAAACTGTAAAAATTTGGCTATAATCATTATTTATTAATACTTCATTCAAGAAAATATAGTATGCATTTTGATTTAATTTATTTGGAAAACACGTAAGACCAAAATCTATAACTCCCATTTGATATTTTGGCGTGTAATCGTTAGTACATTCATTTATATAAAAAAACACATTTCCACAATGTAAGTCGCAATGAATAGCTGAATAATTTAAAATACCCAATATTCCAAATTTTATATATATATAAGCAAATTCTTCTTTAATAGCATCGTCCATAGTTTCTAAACTCTTAAGAGTTAATCCTTTTATATTTTCCATTACTAAAAGTTGATTATAGCGTTGAGTAATATTTTTGTAGACCTTAGGAAATCTGTATTCTTTATTATTTTTGTATTTTTCGGCAAATCTCTCTAGCGCATATGCTTCTTTCATAAAATCTATTTGTTGAAGCATTAGTTCTTTATTGTCTAAAACTAGTTTGGTTATGTTAAAAGACTTAATATATGGAATAAGTTTACACACATACGATATATATGTTAAGTCATCAAATAAATCTCTCAACTCATTAATTATATTACGTTTTAACATTTTAACAACTACCTTTGTATTGGAGCTATCATATCCGTCAAATACTAGTCCAACTATTCCACTGTTTATAGGTATTGCACTTACCACACTAATATTATAAGTTTCGTGTAAATCACTTAATAATTTATAGTCAATACAATCACTACTATATGGAACATTATCACAATAGTTGATTAAATAATCCTTTTCATCATCATATAATAAATCTTCATTTAAAGCTAATGATTGAAATATTTTTATATATACGCTATTTAGTTTTTCCAATTTAATGCATAATGCTTTTATTAGACTCAATCTAGATTGAGGTTGCTGTCTAAATAAATAAATAGTTAGCATTTTATTAACATAAAAGTGCGTAAGTGTATATGTTAATACACTTACTAATTTTATAATGCGATAATAAACACTAATATGTTTGCTATATTTTTTTAATAAACTATACATATTAAATATACTTAATTTATATTTTTTATATTTTTATATTTTTTATATTTTTTATATTTTTTATATTTTTTATATTTTTTATATTTTTATATTTTTTATATTTTTATATTTTTTATATTTTTTATATTTTAAAATATAAAAAAAAACTTATTTTATGTAAATAAAATCTAGCTTACACTAATAAAATAATTTTTAAGATTATAAAACATCTTTTTAAACATTAATCCAACTAGATTTTCCATATATAGTGGTAAATCATCGTCAACAATAACTTGAAAATCTATATTAAATTTAACGCTTGAAACATCATTATTATCATTATAAACATTTATTTGAGTTTTGCCATAATTATATATTAGTGCTTCATAATTAGAATTAATTATATTAAGTTGTTTTAAATAGTCTTCTTTTAATTTTTCACATATTAATTTTACATCTTTGTTATAAAAGGTAACCGAATTGTTTAACTTATTCAGTATTTTAGTGCTTCTAAATAGCATAAATTTTTGTTTTATGCCAATTTCTTTGGCAATATGATTTATTAATATACATATATCTGCTTCATTGTCTGTTTTATTGATTATAATTATTTTTTCTATTAGCTCTTTATTTTGTGCTTCTAATAAATCATATATTTCAAAACCAGTAAGACTAGCTACATTTGTATTTGGAACCTGAATAGTAAATGCTAAATTATAGCTTCGTGTGTTAAAGTTAAAGCTTTTAATTTCAGACAATAACATATCTCCTTTAGCACATATTAGCTTCGGTTGAAACCTATTTTCTTCACAATAACTCATGTTAAATATAATAAATAGTTAGTATTTAAATACTTACTTTTTATAGTTTCAAAATAATATAGTACTCCGGCACTAATTAAGAAAAGAATAGTCATAGCTACATTATATTCATAATTTGTCATTTTTAACGAATTATTATATAATTTAAATCCACTATTATAATTCATAACATATAATAGCACTAATGCTATATAGCTAGTAATATATGAATAGTTTGTACTTATAGAGTTAGCAATAAAGCCTTTAACATAATATAATGCTAAAAGTGCAAAAACTATATGCCAAGTTATGGCAAAAGACGCCATAGCTGGGAAAAAGCTTGTTTCCTCATACGGAACATAACGTTTCCATATATTAAAAATAAAATTGTTGTATTTTTCATTAAACTCACGCGATGCTAATACATCAAATTTTAATAATAAAGAATAAGCCGCAATAAACAATACTGAAATAAATGCTCCAAAAGAAAAATATATTAATACATCATAACATTTATGTAATCTAGTTGCTATAAGTGTTGCTACTAATAACGTAGTTACTTGAACACAAAAAAATAAATGTAGTTTTATAATTTTTTGAAGCAATGTTCTTTTTGGTTTTAAGTCACTGCGCTTTAAGTCATTTTCATTTATAGTTTGTTGTTCCTTTAAGTCGCTACTCTTTAAGTCATTTTCATTTGTATTTTGTTGCGGCTTTAAGTCGCTACTCTTTAAATCGTTTTCATTACTATTATATGAACTATCAATACTAGTCATTAGCAAACAAATAAAGTATTATGTTAAAATAGTAATATAATTTTAACATAAAACACACAATAAATAATTAATTTTTATAATAATATAGTTTGCTTAATATTTTTAATCCAATAATATAATCAATAATATCATTTGTATTAAACTCTTTATTAAAAAAGGGTTCTTTAAATACTTTATATTCAAAATAATGTAAAAACTTCTTCTCTCCTCGCAACTGAATTATATTTGTATAATAATTTATGAATTCAAACAGTTTAGATTTTAAAAGTAAGCTATAACTACTTAGTTTATATGATACAATACGATTTAAACTGTTTTTTTCATCTGTGTAAAATAGATTCTCTTTTGCTCTATATTTATTATAATTAATAAAATTGTGATGTATTAAATCAATATGACTATATATTTTAGATTTTAGTGTTTTTTTTATTGCTTTTTTAGATATTAAGTATGCCGCTGCGCTTATTGAACCAATATGAGTGCTATAAGTTTCTGTTGTTGGCATAATGCCATCACTATGAAGCTGAATAATTTCCCAATTACTATCCAAAATTTGTATATCATATAATGTTTTATTTAATTTTTCATAAAACTCGTCTTTATCATATAACGGAAAAACATCGTCTTCCATTATAAGAAAATAATTAGGATTGTCATGTTTATGCGTTTTTTTCTTTTTTATATAGTTTTTATATATATATTTACAACACATTATATGACTTAAAGCACACCCAATTACGGATTTTGGTGTATAATTTAAGGCAAAATTAGATACGTATTTTTTATAACTAGTTTTAAAATGTTCGTCTTTTAAAGCATTTACTCCACTAAATCTCTCACTAACTAATCCTAATTTTAATAATTGTGCTGCTTGTTTAATATAATTACTTTCATAATCATCTAAATTTATTGTAAAAGATTTTAGATTAGTATAACCATATTTTATTACATAATTTAGACTATTATATTTAGTCATAAGTTAATAATACTAATTTCATACTTTTATATAAATATAGTTTATAATGTTTATAATGTTTATAATGTTTATAATGTTTATAAATAGCACTATTTAAATATCTAAGCTTACTATATTTTTATCACTTTTTTGCCTTCGTTTTGATTTTGTCGGTATTCTTGCGTTAGTTAAATCTTTAAAATCATCTATACTAATAGTGCTTGACTCATTAGCATTAGCATTTGTGTCTGTTTGTTTAGCTTTTAAACCATTTAATAATGATGATATGCTTTGACTTTGGCTTTGACTTTGAGGAGTTGTTATACTTGGACCTCTCATTTCTGGTCGGGTTATTCTCTCTTGTTCATATGGATTTGCTTCATTTTTTGTTATTTCAATTCCCCGTGCTGAATTAATATCAGGACGATTTACTAAATTAGGCATGCGTTGGCTACGCTCTGGCAATTTAGTTTCAACAGACATTGGTGGAGGACCTGAGTTTACATTTGGAGGCATAGTGCTTCCAAATCCGGGAGTATAGCCGTTATTATTATTTGATGTGCCATTGTTTCCAGCAAAAAGTCCATTCATAAATCCACCAAATCCAGGATTAGTTTGCCCCATTGTATTAACAGCAGCTTGTGTAAATTGTTTCATTAATTCGGGATTTTGTCTCATAATATCATCCATGCCTGGCATTGATGATTTAAATAATGTATTAGACATATGAACCATTACAGCAGAACCACCTAATTGAAACAATAATTTTAATTCGGGAGACATTTTTGCCTTGGACTTATATTTTTCGTGTAATTCGGCAAAAATATCATCATAATCATCTATATTTTCATTAATTTGTTCTCCCCACCCATCTAATTTTATATCAAATGGGTCAAATTTGCTATTTAAAAATTCTAATCCCGTTATACAAGCCATCATCATTTTGCCTTGAAACTTAATTGCATTTGATTTCTCTTTTTCCGCAATAATTGTTTCATATTCACCAATCATTTCATCTAAATCAGACTCCATAGTATACCGTTTAGACAAACTAACGCCTTTTTTTTCTAGTTCATCTAACTTGCGAACATATTTGAATTTTTCACGCAGCTCTTCTTCCTTTGTTAGTTGTGGTTTTTGTTGAGCTTGTTCTAAATTTATTGGAATGTTATTAAATTTACCATATCCATCCCACGTTTTTGTTTCATTCATATTTGCCGTTGATTTGCCTAAATTATTTGTATCAGAGTCAATATTTTGCGTAACAGGTTTAATATTTTCACCATCTACTTTGCTTGAACCAAATAAATCACCAAATATTGATTTTTTTGTTGTAGTGCTTTGTCCGTATTTTATTTCTTTTTTAGTGTCACTGTCTTTGTCTTGATAAAATGGTTTTTCTGGTTCTTTGGTTTGTTCGGTGTCGCTTATGTTAGATGCTAGATTATTTAATTCACTCTCTAAATTTGTAATATCTTCAATATCAATTGACGAGCTCGCTTTTTTGTCATTTTTATTTTTAACATTCATTAACAGCTCAATACCTCCACCAAAATTTGAGGTTGGCTTGTTTTTAACTATGTCATCATCATTATCTAATGATTCATCAAACTTAAAATCCGGAATGCTAAAGCTATCAATATTTAAAATATCTGGCTCTATTTCAACTATTTCCATTAATCCTATTATGATTTAAATAGAAGTTTAATTTTTAAATACTCCGCAAACAATATTAATATAATTAATTTAATTGTTATTTTATTTAATTTTATTTAATTATTAATATTTATATAATAATAAGCTTGTAAAAAACAGTCAGCTAAGTCATCTTTTTTTAAATGACTGGAAAAAAAAGATAGCTCGTTATTCATATTATATTTTTTCAATACTTCTTTTGTATGAAAAATACTTAATTTTTTCCGTTGGGCGTAATTAATTTTACTAGTATTAACGCTTATTGTGTCGCTTTTATCTTTTAAAAAAGATTTCAATTTATTAGTTGCAGAAATAAAGTATATATTATAATTGTTAGAATTTATAAAGTATTGCGCTATCATACCTTGAATTGTTTTCATACGATTTGCAATTGGACTAATTTGGTTTTCTAAGATTATTTTATCCAATGTTAATATATTATAGTCTTTAAATAGTTCATTTAATCGATCCTTAATATTGATTCCAATATGAACTAAGTTTATGGTATTTGCACTGACGCTTTGAACAGCTTCTAAGCAGTGTTCATTTAAATGAGTTTCTAATAAAGCTAATATACTAGATTTATTGCTAGATTTATTACTAGATTTATTGCTAGATTTATTACTAGATTTATTACTAGATTTATTGCTAGGTTCGCTAGGTTCATTACTAACTAGTTTATATTCGTTTGCTAGTTCACTAAGCTTTTTAAGTGATAGTTTATGTAATGTTTTAATATCACACAATGGGATGCTATAGTCTGTTTTTTTTGCGTGTATTTTACAATAATAAGTATTATTTTTAAAAAAAGCTGGTTTGTTTTTACATAAATGGTGTGTGCAATTATTATTATTGGAACATAAATTTAATACATCCCATTTTATTATTTTAAAATCATTAGCTTCATTTGTTTCGATTATAATAAATGCTAAATTCTTTATACCAATATCTATACTTAATAATTTCATAGTTATAGTTATATAATACTTGTTTAAATAAGTATTATATAGTTATTTGTAAAGTTAGTACAAACTAATTAACGTAACGCAGCTACGCATATGGAATAATGTATTCTTGAAATATAGTATAAAATCATATTACTTAAGAAAGACATAAAATATGCGCCCATCGCATATTGACTATTTTTTCTAAATAAACCCAAAATAAAACCAATAAGCGCAGCAATGGCGAAAAACAAACTTATTAGTCCAAGATAGTAAAATAACATACAATGATCACGACTAAGAGGAGACATCAAATTATCAAAAAAATTCATATTTTTATATAATAATAATATAATAAAATTATATAAAATATATAAAATAGATTAAAATATATAAAATAGATTAAAATATATAAAATAGATAAAAAATATAGAATATTCTTTAAATTACTTTTATTAAATACTAAATACTAAATAGTACTTACTAATTACTAATTACTAATTACTAATAATATACTTTGTAACATGTTTTTGAGCGTCTAGCTGTTGTTTACTTAAATATATATTTTTTAAGTTGCTAGTTTCATAACCATATGGTTGATCGCGTGTCAAAGTAGACATAAAAATATATGGTGTTTTACTATTAGCATTATTAGAACTTGTGCTATTATAATAAGGACATACACTACATTCATTACAAGCAATTAATTGATTATTTTTAATTAGCGCATCACTATTTGTTTGTAAATATTTTCTATAATCACTATTTGTTTGTATATTATTTCTATGTTTCAAAACATTATCATTTAAAACAGATGAGTTATAATCGCTAAATAATCTTGAGTCATCCATTAATGGTGGATAATTAAAATGTATATTATTTGAACCATTATAGCAAGTTCCCCAACTCATAAAATTAATATTATATAGTAATAATATTAATTTTTATAACATTAATTTCTAAATTAATTATACTAATTTAGTCTAAATTATACTAATTTAGTCTTAATTATACTAATTTAGTCTTAATTAGTGTAAACAAAGTTCTCTAAAAAATAGTTTTCTAAAATAAATCTTTATTTACTTTTCCAGGTAGTCCATGACCAAAAACAATCATATATATTAAAGCTAGCGCTGCCAATACTATACTTCTATTTTCCGCAACAACATGTCTCTGTTTAAGACCATATACCATTATTACATATAATACAATTCCAATTATTACAGAATGCACTAACATCATTAGTCCTGACTCCATTTTTATATATATTAACTATAAAATTTATTTATTAATTATGTAATTTATTTATATAATTTATTTATATAATTAATTTATTAAATTTATTTTTGTAATAATTTAATTAACTCATTTTTTTTCAATTTTAGTGCCTCCTCATTATCTAAAATATTTTTTGTAACAACTAGTGCTCTTAAATCATCTATTCTCATTTTGCTATAGTTCTTTTTTTCTACTTTTTGTGTTGTTTCTGAATTATTTTCTAAAGTAATTACTTTCGAACTAGGTTCTAACTCTTCATTATAATCATTTAATACAATTGGTAAATTTTTGATAAATATGTCTTCATCAGTATTTAAATAATTTGAAGTATTACTAATTTCAACTAGTTCTACATTATTAGTACTAGTACTAAGTGTTTGACTTGTTTGAATCGTTTCATAAAAGTCTTTATTTAGTGTTAATGGTTCTTTTATATCAAACACTTTGGTATTTTTAGTGTTATCGTGTTCCTCGTCATTATCCTCGTCATCATCCTCTTCATCATCATCATCCTCGTCATCATCCTCTTCATCATCATCGTCATCGTCATCATCCTCGTCATCGTCATCGTCATCATCCTCGTCATCGTCGTCATCGTCGTCATCGTCTTCTTCATCATCAGAAACATTTATTTTTTTTTCCGTAGTCAATTTTTTAACTAGTTTATCATTATTTGTTGTACTACAAATATAATCATCACACTCTTCATAGCTACATATTCCATCATTAGTTCCTGATTTATTTATTAAACATAGTCGACTCATTTGAGTATTATAATTTACTATAAAATTTTGTAATATTTTACCATGTTCTATTATACTTCTTTCCAATAAATTAAGTCGCCGATAGCAATACAACATTATAGAACCACCTATTAATAACACTAATCCTAATGTTAATAAAAACCCAGAATCTATAAATTTAAACAAATGTAACATTTATATTATACTTAAATTATATTATTTTAAGTATTGTTTAACGAATTAATATTAATTCATTATTAATTCATTCCGTTTATTATATTTTCTGGAAATGCTAAGTCTTTAAGAACTTTTTGTGCGCCTTTTACTTTTGATACTCCTTTTTTTATTTTATATGTATATACAAAATCATTGTCCTTTTTCAATACATTCATACAATAACAGTTATTTTGCTTATTTAATTTCTTACATAATTTTGTATAATGTGTTGTCAAAATATAATCTAAATTGCTAAACTTATTTAAATAAGTTAAATAACTTAATGAAGAAGTTAAAGCTTCTTCAGGATTAGTTCCACTATAAAGTTCGTCAAATACGCAAAAATGATTTTGTTCTTTGTTACTTTCAACATTATCTAATATATTTTTACATTGTCTGGCTTCTGCTTGATATAAACTATCACGACCACCTGTATCTGGAATATTTATATAACAGTGTATATAGTCATATAGTTTGACTTGTGCTTTATCAAAAAATCCACACCCAATTTGTTGACATAATATAATATTAAATAAACTAGATTTTAAGATGGTTGTTTTGCCTGAAGCATTTGGGCCTGTAAGTATTAAATTTTTATCTAAACAATACGAATTTTTTACTATTAGTGGCTTATCCAATGTATTCGTTTCTCTTGTATTTGAATGTTGAATAACATTTAAATTAGCATAATATGCATTAGTAAATTTTGTAGGACTAGTATTAGAACTATTATAAGAACAATAATTTAATATATTTTTACTTATAAATTCTTGCAACTTTTCAATATTTTTAATATATCCATTAAAACCAAATGAAAAATGCAAGCTTGTAATAAATATCTTATCTTTATTTAAAGAATAAAAACATTTCATCAATTGTCCTAATTCGGTAAGTTTAAAAATACTCAATTTATATGGCTCTAGCTTAGTCAATTCATTATAATAACTAGCAAAAATTGTGCTATTTTTTGTTAGTTCTTCATTAAACAACTTATAACTATTTAAATGCTTTGAATAATTCAAAAAATTAGCATATTTATTTAATGCATTACTTATATAGTCTTTTAGATCTAACAATGTATTATTTATATATTTAATATTTTTAAAATATTTGATACAGCTTGTAAAATTTAAATACAATTGAAAAATATAAAACCCAAAACTAAATAATAAATAAAGTTTATTGCTAACTGTTGTTTCGCTAAATGAACTAAACAACTGCCCTATAATATGGTTCGCAAATACTTTCTTTAAATGCTCAAAATATAAATCAAAAGTTATATCATAACCCTGTATTTTAATTATAAAAAATGGTAATAATAAAAATATAATTGGAATTAATAGCGAAAATACTGGACTTGAGAGATTATATATGCTTAAACATTGCATTAATATAGTGTTATTGTTATATTTATCTAATAGTGGAATATCAATATATTGATAGTTATTAACAAATCCATTGTCATATATAATTTTGTTACAATTAGTATATAATTGTTCTTCTTTTGTTATGTTATTATCATCGGCAAAATTCACTTTTTTAATAGATTTGTAATTTTTCAATAGCTCTTGGCTTTCTAGCAAAAACTCTTTATCAATTGTATAATAATTAGACCATCTATTTAAAATATTCTTTTCAAAAATATTTGTAGGGTCAAACACATGATAATATAAATTGTAAACACATGAATTATTTTCTGACTCATCTTCTTTTGTTACTTTTAATTCTAAATCACTTATTATATTATTATTCAGTAGTTTTAGTTTTGTTTGTTCTAAATATTCTATTGGTAACTTAAAGCAATCATTATAATCGTTGGTGCTATTCTTTTCTGGGTCATCGTAAAAACTTAATATCGTTGATAATATATTCATTGTGTTTATTAATAATTAAGCAATACTTTATATATATTAATAAAACGAAAATAATTAAAAGAATAAAACTATTATTAATAATACTATGATTAGTTACACTAGTTCATTTATTAGTGAGTATTATTTATCATTAGAAAATAAAACTTTAGACGTTCAATTATTAGAATGCCTAAATTCAATATTAGAAACAATAAATAATGATATTTCATTAAATAATATTGATAATGATAACGATTTTAGATTCAAAAAAACAAAGTTAAAAGGTAAAACCAGTGATAATTATTATCAACATTCTTATAATAACAATAACAATAACAATAACAATAACAATAACAATAACAATAACAATAACAATAACAATAACAATAACAATAATACTAGTCGCTCTAATAGTATTAAAAAGAAAGAAGAAACTAGAACCAAAATTGAGGTAGTTAAAAGCTCAATTAAAAGTATATTAAATAAGCTAACCCCATCTAATTATGCTAAATTAGAACATGAGCTAATAACATTGTATATGGAATTATTAACAAATTGTATAGAAAGTAATAATAATGAAGACATTAATTATATTGATAATTATATTATAACATACATATGTTATAATAATGTAAGTTATAGCGCCATTTATAGCGACATATTATTTTCAATATTTAATGTATACTATAATAAAAATTACAAATTAGAAACATTGACACATTATAATTTATTACAAAAATATTATAATGAGTTTTTAGATTTTAATACTATAATTAAATACAATAATAGTACTATATGTGATGAGTTTGTTATAAATAAAAACAATGATAAATATAAGTGTTTTATTATTTTTATAATAAATTTGTATAAGCATATAAACATTAGTTTATATGACCCATTAAATATAGAGAATGGGAAGCAAGAATTTTATAGCAACTTTTTCATAAATCACGATTCTATGAAGTCAACACTTTCACACTTTACCGAATTTTTTATAAAAAATTTAGAATTAGAAAATAATAAAATATATTGTGAAACAATACAAGAATTTTTACTAATATTTTGTAGCGAGTTGTTTAAAATTAGCAAAGTTATTAAACTAGCAGACCACCCTACAAATATATTATGTAATCTAGTTGATTCATTTAAATTGTTATTATTAAACAATACTAGCTATCCTAGTTTTACAACTAAAATTAAATTTAAATTAATGAATATATGCGACAAATATGATGAACTTGTAAAAACCTAGTTATTTTATAGATTATAAAATAGTTTTTTAAATAGTTTATTTTATAATAGTTTAAACATTTCATATAAAATAATTTATATTATATAATGGTAGTCTCCAAAATTAATAATACAATTAAATACGAAGAGACTAAAGCTATAGCAACCAATGATATTGATGTAGAATCAAGTATATATTCGGCAAAAATATATGATAAAACTATACAATTTGTATTAGGACTAGCACAATTTGAGCATAAAAGTAAAAATATTGTATATTTTAATATTTATTTAGCAAATAATGGATTTGTAATAGCTAAAATTGGAATATATGAAACATATAATAATATTTATTCTACATTATTAGATGAAGATGGTGATATTGACTTATCTAAAATGCCTGAACCACTATTATTTTCATTTGCCAAATCTTTAATTGGCTCATTACCTAGTGATACTAGTGTATTGTCTGAAGACGAAGATGAAGACGAAGACGAAGACGAAGACGAAGAAAGCCAAAGCAGTGAGGATTCTCCTATTGATGATAAAGGCAAGACAGGTGCTGTATTATCAAAAAAACCAACTTTTGATATAATGGCTTTGGCAAGCCAAACAAAAGAAGAAAGCGACTATGAAATCAGTAAATATGTTGAAGACCCAACCCATAACTGGGTAAATAAATATTTGAAAAGTGTAAAATATTCAATAAAAGGAAATGAGGGTGGTGGTGATTGCTTTTTTGCCTCATTGCGTGATGGATTAAGAAGTGTTAAGATTGAAACATCAGTAAAAGCTATTCGTGAAAAATTGGCAAATGAAGTTGATGAAACAGTATATAATACTTATTCTGAATTTTTCAAATTGTTTTATGGTGGTATGAAAACTTCACAAACCATGCTTAAAGAATTTAAGAGCAAACATAATACAATAAAGAAACTAATTGGTGGAACAGTTGATGGACAAACTAAGAAAAACTTGATTGCTGACGCTAAGACAAATTTTAGTAAATATAGTGCTACAAATCAAGAGTCTGATGAATTTCAAGAACTAGTGGAAGAATTTGCCTTTATGCAAGATGTGAATGATGTTAACGACCTTAAAAAAGTAATTTCAACTGTTGGTGGAAAATATTGGGCGGATAATTGGGCAGTTGTTACTTTAGAAAGGCTATATAATGTAAAGTTTGTAATATTATCACAAACTCATTTTTTGGAAGGTGAAAAAGAATTGGTGTTACAGTGTAGCGAAGCAGATAAACAAATAATGGCAAAAGGATTATTTGAACCTTCATATTATATTATGCTTGATTATTTAATAAGTAAACACAGCAGTCATTATACACTAATTACATATGATAAAAATATAGAGCGCGGCGCTTTTACTTTTAATGAACTACCTTATAGAATAAAGGAGCTAATTTTAGAAAAATGTATGGAAAAAATGGCTGGATTATATACATTAATACCTGATTTTATTCAATTTGCTAATAAAAACGGAATAACAACATCTAGTGTTAACGTTAAATCTGATTCTTTAGTTGGAACCAGCCCTAATACAAAATATTATAATAAGTCAATAATTATTCAAATATATAATAAGTCTAGACACGTAAAAATAGGTCAAGGAAGCGGGGAAAGTATTAATCCCGAATTAAAAACTGCCAAAAACATATTGGAGCTTAATAACAATAAAGAATATGTTGATTGGCGTAAAAAGTTAGACTCTCAATATTTAGTTCCTAATTTAGTAATTGATGGAAAGAACTGGTCTAGCGTTATGCATTATATGTTGGCAGCTAGGTTTAAACCGAGTGTCGAGTTATATAATAAATTTACTAAAGATGGTCAAGTTGGTTCAAATATTGATGATGCCTATAAATTATATAATTCTAATATTTCAAAAAAATCACTTGGTTCTCTAGTAATAGATGAAGAAGAATTTGCTAAAATGAAATATGGATTGTTAGAAAAGGCGCAATATGCTAAATTTACACAAAATGAAAGTTTGGCAAAAATATTGTTATTAACAGGACAAGCATTAATCAATGTTTATAAACCAGGAAAGGGGGGTGGTATATATCAAGATAATGAATTAATGAAAGTGCGAAGTTTATTAGCAAATCCAAATCCAAAACAAAAACAATAATGTTTTTTAATAATTATTATAATTGAATAAAATAATTTAATACTAACTTAGTATTAAATTATATTATATTATATGACTTATACTTTGTTAATTGTTGAGTCTCCCGCAAAATGTGGCAGCATAGAATCCTTTTTAGGACAAGGCTATAAAGTAATTGGTTCGTGCGGACATATTACACATCTCTCAAGTTTAGAACAAATAAACATTGGCGCTAATTACAAACCTAACTTTAAATTAATTGAAAGCAAGCAACCACAAATTGCCAAAATCAAGAAAGCAATAAGTGGGTCTCAAGAAGTTATTTTAGCAACTGATGATGACCGCGAAGGCGAAGCTATTGCATGGCATATAACACAAGTTTTTAACTTAGATGTGGCAAAAACCAAGCGCATAATATTTCATGAAATTACTGAAAATGCAATCAAAGTTGCTCTGGCAAATCCCAGAACAATAAATATGAATATTGTTTATGCGCAACAAGGTCGCCAAATTTTAGATTTACTTGTTGGATTTACTATTACTCCATTGTTATGGAAATCTATAGCGGCAAATAGTAAAAATTCGCTAAGTGCTGGGCGTTGTCAAACTCCCACATTGCGTCTAGTGTATGATAATTATAAAGCAATTAAAGAGTCACATGGAACACTTAGCTTTAATAGTGTTGGCTATTTTACTGACAAAAATATTGAATTTGTATTAAACAAAAACCATAATAGTCATGATTCAATAAATGAGTTTTTAGAATTAAGTACAATACACGACCATATATTAAGTAAGGCAAGTGAGAAAACGCTTATACAAACTCCACCCACTCCTTTTAGCACATCAACACTTCAGCAAGCAGCAAGTAATAGCTTACATATTTCACCTAAAGAAACTATGAGCTATGCGCAAAAATTATATGAAGATGGACTTATTACATATATGAGAACACCAAGTAAAGCTTATTGTCAAGATTTTATAGAACAATGTAAAGCGTTTATTAGTGTAAAATATGGTGCTTATTATGTTGCTAATTATGACGACTTAAAAGCGCTAACTTGTTCCACAACAACGTCTTCAACAATAGAAGAGGCACACGAGGCAATTCGCCCTACAAATATAGCACTTGAAACACTTGACAGTGCACATTATAGCGCAAAACACATTAAGTTATATAAACTAATATATACTAATAGTTTGGAAAGTGTAATGTCTAACGCTTGCTATAATCAACTTAATGTGTCTATTAGTGCGCCGCACGATTCATATTATAAATATAGTGCTTTAGAAAATACTTTTTTAGGTTGGAAAATTGTTAACAATAATAAGAATGAAGAAAAACATTATCATTATTTGAAAAACATTAAAGAAGGTATTATAGACTATAAAAAGATTATTTGTAAAGAAACATTAAAAGACTTAAAATCACATTATAGTGAAGCACAACTAGTTCAATTGTTAGAACAAAAAGGGATTGGGCGACCATCAACATTTTCATCGTTATTAGAGAAAATACAAGAACGTAATTATGTTAAAAAAGAGCACGTTCAAGGAAAAAAAATAAATAGTACTGATTATACTTTGATTGAAGACATTATTACTAAAGAAACAAGCGCAAAAGAATTTGGTAATGAAAAAAATAAATTAGTCATTACACAGCTTGGAATAATTAGCATTGAATTTTTAATAACACATTTTAATAAGCTATTTGACTATGAATATACAAAATTGATGGAAGACGACCTTGATAAAATTGCTTTAGGGGCTAAAGCATATTATGAGTTAACTAGTGAATGTACTAGTTTGATGAATACATTAATTGAAACAAGCAATTTAAATAATAATGACTTGACAAAGACTAGTGAAACTATTAACAAACTACAAATTGCACTAGATGACAAACACACATATATAATAGGGAAAAATGGGCCAACGCTTAAATATACAAAAGAAGATGGAACATTGGGATTTTATGGAGTAAAAAAAAATATTGACATTGACTTATTAAAAGCGGGTCATTACACTTTAGAAGACGTGTTAGAGACCACACAAGAGTCAATAAAAAATTTGGGGCTTTATAAAGAACAGCCTGTTTATTTAAAATACGGCTCTTATGGTTATTATTTAGAATGCGGAGAGTTGCGAAAATCTCTCGCTAGTGTTAAAATAAATGTTCCTTTTAAAGAGTTAACGCTTGAAGATGCTATTACTATATTGGAAACATGTGACCCAGCTTCAAATAGTTTGGTGCGCCATATTTCAAATAGCTTGTCAATTAGAAAAGGAAAATATGGTGACTACATATTTTATAAAAGTGAAAATATGAAAAAACCGCAATTTTTAAAATTACAAGGCTTTAATATTAATAGTGATACTAATTATATGAATTGTAGTCTTGATACATTAAAATTATGGATTAAAGAAAAATATGGTATTTAATTACATTAAATACCTAAGTATATTATATATATGATTGATTTATAAATGAAAAAAATAATATTATGGCAAATAAAAATAGTACAAATAATAGTTTGTTTTTTTTATAAAGAGCTAAAAACCTAGATTTCATATATTAACTATAAACTAACACTATATTTTATAGTTTTTTATATTATATTATAATATAATAATAATGTTAAAAAAACTTGCGCTTATTGCTTCGTTATTACTAATATTAGACTTAACATATTTATTTGTGTTTAAAGATTTTATGCTGCCTATATTAAAAAATATACAAAAAACAGATGTTAAGATTAGATTTGTTTCTGCCTTAGCATGTTATATATTATTAGTTAGTGGATTATATTATTTTATAATAAGAAAAAATGCACCTGTTAAAGATGCCTTTTTATTAGGTGTGCTAATAAACGGAGTTTATGAAACAACAAATTATGCTTTTTTTAATGAGTGGTCGCCACTTTTAGTGTTAATAGACACATTATGGGGTGGTATTTTACTTAGCACAACCACATTTTTATATTATAAAATAACTAACTAATTTAATTAGCGCGTTGAAAACGTACTTGATTCCAATAATCAAACGCATTACTATAAAGAGCAGCATAGCTAAGTCTGGCAGTTTCCCGATTATGTGCTTCATTGTTTTCATTAATAATAGCATTAGCGTCAACACTTATGATATTAGGGTTAGCATTTATAACATTTGGGTCAACATCATAATTATTAAGAGCATTAGCATTTATAACATTACTATCATCATTTATAGGATAAGGTTCGTTACTTATAAGAATACCACTACTATCATAAACTCTTCCATAATGACGTGCTAACATTCTATTAATTTGGACTTCATTGTTAGGTTGAAGAATAGCTTGATTAATAGTTTCATAATTAGGGCTAGCTGTTTGTGTTCCTGTATTGTGTATATTATATAAGCGTTGTAGTCCATTTACTAACCTTAAATATGTATGTTCATCAATGTGTGAAGAAATAGTATCTAAATCATCAATCATAGTATGCATAGTTGATAAAAATTCTTGACTTTGTGGTGCGTTAATACTATGACCTGTCATAGATTTAGTATAAATATTAATGTTTTCATAAAAAAATTAGTTATCAATTTTTTTAAGCATTTTTTATAAGATATATTTAGTAAAATATATATTAGTTTTAAGAAGTAATATATATGCGTTTGTTTAACTACTTCTCTCAAACTAAATTGTTTATTAGTCTTTTATTACAAAGAAATTATAATTCTGTTACTCGTGTAATGCCTTCAAAATATTATTCTATAAAAACTATAAAACAATATTATTATAACAACAATATATATTATGACTTATATAATGATTTTTGTAACTGTAGTGAAGAATGTAATTTAAATAGTTTTAGTATTTTTAATAATTTAAATTATACTAAATATAACAGTCTTAGCGCAGAACACATATTTCCTCAATCATTTACAAAACATTATAGCAAGGCAAATAAAGACATGCACAATATAGTTTTAACAAATTATTATACAAACAATTTACGTAGCAACAAGAAATTTGCTCATGACGCTGATAAATCAAGAGCTCATAAATTTTATGTTCCATGTAATTATTCTCGTGGAACAATTGCCAGATCACTTGCATATATGAAATATAGTTATCCATTATTAAATCTCTCAAATGTTATAGACAATAACATAATAGTGGCTTGGAATGAGTTATATCCACCAACAGAACTTGAACATATAAAAAACAATATAGTATTTAAGTATCAAGGCAATAAAAATATATTTATTGACGATTATAAAAAGCTTAACTTGTTTATTAACAATAATTATAATTTATAACAATTTATATTTATAACAATTTTAAAATTGTTATAAATTTATAAAACTTATTATTCAAATTCTGCCGTTGACAAATCAACTCGACCACTAGGTTTTGGAGTTAATACAACTATTTCATTACTGTCATTATTATCATTAATATCAATAATATTAAAATCTATTGGAATCAATTTATCACCTTTAACTCTACTAAGAGCTGATGAACTTTCAATCAGTTTTGTATATGTATTGTAAGACTTTTCAAGGAAGTCTTTTGCGGGAACAGGTCTATTTTCACGATTTAATGATAATGTTTTAAATATATCAACTGAGAGAAGATAATAATCACGTTGACTTATCATATCATTTTCAAGCCGTTTTTGTATTCCAAAATATAACTCAATAGAGCCGATAATACCGCAAGTTAAGGCTATTAAAGAAGTTGATAAACTGATTGTTCCTTGGTCGGCATACGGCTGTAGACCAACAGCTATTATGCTGTTTGCCCCATTTAATATAATAACCGGTAACCTGTAATACTTTAATGTAGACTTTAATTCAAAATAGCGTTGCTTATGTAGTTTGTTTAATATAACGCAATTTATTCTAATATTATTTAGCACGGCATCAATATCATCCGTCCATGTATTAGTATTCATATTCACGTATTATAATATGTTAATATATTAAAAATTACAAAATAGTTTATTTTAAAAATTGAAATTAGTAATTATTAATACTTAATAATTATTTATTTATAAAATAGTAACACACTATGAAGGACATTAATAGTCAATTTATTAGCATTATTTACGGTCCTATGTTTTCTGGAAAAACTACTAAATTAGTTGAACTGTATAACTTATATGTAAAAATTTACGGAAAAGACAAATGTATTGCAATTAATTATGAGCTTGATAATCGTTATGGCGAAAACGTTATAGTTAGTCATAATAAACAATCTATTGAATGTTATTGTGTAAAAAGTATGGAAGAGTTTATTACGGGTGAAACATATAATATTATTTTAAATGCACAATACATTTTTATAAATGAGGCACAGTTTTTTGAATCTATTGATAAATGGGTTTTGTTTTTAAATGTTAATTTAAAAAAAACTGTTATTTTATGTGGTCTTGACTTAGATTATAAGAGAGATAGTTTTGGAACAATGATGAATTTAATTCCTTATGCTTCTAAAATATATCCACTAAATGGACTATGTCATAATAGTGAAAATGGACTATGTAATGGACTATCGCGCTATAGTCATCGTATTGTTAATAGTGATACACAAATATTAATTGGAATACACGAATATGTGCCTTTGTGTGAAGATTGCTATAATGCTTTAACGCACTAATGGAGCAAATTCTTTGCTTACTTGATTGATACTTAAAGTCAATGATAAATTAGCATTTTGTAAATTTACAAGCATATTATTATGGTATCTAATCTTTATTTTTAATTTTGCTATTTTTTCAATAGGTGGTTTAAAATAGCTCACAGTAGACGAAATCTCATGATCTAATAAAGCAGTATTAATACCACTGTTTGCTGGATGAAGTGGAATTTTAGCAAATGCTGAATTTACAATCCCGCTATTAGAATTATTATAGTTATAAGACAAATAAGGTTTTAAATCATCACATTTATTATATTTTTCCAATTCAATATATATATTTTCATTAGCATCTAATGTATGTGGATAAAGAGAACTAATAACACTTGCACTACTAGTGTCTATCCATGAAGTATTTGCATAGTCAAATCTTAAATTATTTGAAGTATCAATAGATTTTGAAGTGTAAGTTTTTTTATCAAAACCCAATATATATCCTAAACCCCAGTTGCTATGTTGCGAATATACATTAATATTTGTTACACATGAAGAAGAGTAAGTCAATTGTTTATCAAATTTTAGTTGAAAAAAACCAGCATTAGGAATAGTATGAGTTTCTGTAATTCCATTTGGACGTGTGTGTATATGATTATCAGTATGACCAAAATAAAATTTACGACTTACTTTATTGTAAGCTACAACAAAATCCGCATTTGCGTGACCAGTGTTATAATTTATTTTATTTTGTAAAGAACTTCTTAAAGCTTCAACATCATAATATCCATCTTCTAATGTTATTATATATTCTCCTATTCCAGATATGTCTATTGCTAATTTGTTATTTTGTAAATAATCACTAATATTATATATAGGATTTGGTAAGACAATATTTAATAAATTTAATGATTGAACGTTATTATATACTTGTGGGCATGTTATTTCAAATTCAGATGAATTAGGCCATTTTGCTATATCGCGATCATTACTGTCAATAAATAAAATTTTACTATCTATTGAATAGCTAAAGTTAATATTATCTGAATATGAAGTCATTAGTACTTTATATATATTACTATTTATATAAATTTATACTAATAAATTTATACTAATAAAGTTATACTAATAAAGTTATACTAATAAATTTATACTAATAAAGTTATACTAATAAATTTATACTAATAAAGTTATACTAATAAATTTATACTAATAAAGTTATATAATATTATATTATTATAATAACTATGCCAGCAACAGAAACAGAAACAGAAACAAGAACAACAGCAGCGGGAGCAACAAGACCACTAGGGCAACAACAAGCATCAACGAAAAAACAATTTGACGCTAAATCGCCTGATGCCTTAAATATATTTGGTATTGGAATCAGTAGCAATAATAATTTGGATTTGTTAAATCTTATAGTATTAGCTTGTGCGGGAATAATGATAAAAATATTTTTTAAAGAAAATTATTCTAAATTAGGAAATATTGGACCAGCAACTACAACAATATGGGGTTATGGTTTAACTGGATTAGCATTATCAATTATGATTTTTGTTGCAATATCATATACAAATATAAACAAAGATGATAATAGCTTGTTTGGGACTAAAGTTAATTTATATGCTAGTTTAGGAATGGTTACACCAATAGTTGTAACTTTATTAGTAATAATATATATAATATATTTGAATATAATATTTTTTACTAGAATAAATAGTAATAAAGTAACACCTGATTATCATACATATTCATTTATGTCGTCTACATTATTATTAGTGCAAATAGTTTTAATAAGTAATTATTTATTAAAAACATTAAAAAAAACAGACCCATCAGATGATACAACTATTGAGTTAACAAAAATGTTGACATATATATTGTCTGTTGTTAATATTGTATTTATAGTAATGATACATATTAGTTTAGTCTTTTTTTCAACAGATGAAACTACTATTTCCACAGTTTAGTGTTAATAAAATTGTAAATATTTATTTACAACTATAAATTTAAAAGTTAATCCAATTGATTCTTTAGACTCCCATAATCCAGAAATTTTTAAAATCAAATACTTATGTTTTGTGGTTACTGTATTTATATTATCACACAATATATCATTAGTCTCATTAAAAACAAATCTTAATGACTTATTATCATATATTTCTTTAAACCTAAATAGCTTAGTTTTCGATGAATTTAGTAATTTTAATAAATATTCTTCAAGTGCTATTAGTTTATTAAATACATCAAAATTCGCATTATTTTTATTAAAACTAATAGAATCATTTTCTATTACACTATTTGTTAATTCAAATATAGTAAATATACTAGATAATACTACTATATTAGTGGAATATAGTAATTTGTAAAAATAATTATATTGAAGAACACTATTTTTTACAGGTTCATTTAAAATTATAGCCTCATAATTTATACTCTCTAATGGTTCACAAATCATAATATTTACTCTAAGTGTTAGTATAGTAATTAGTATTAGTTTTAATTTATTTATATAATATATTTAAACAAAAATCACTTTTATTGCTATTGATTGCTATTGATTGCTATTGATTGCTATTGCTATTGCTATTGCTATTTTAAATAATAACCTTTTTTATGTCTTGAAGCATAACAATTATTAGCATAATGTCCTGTTCTACCACAACGAAAACAACAATCTTCATCTTCATCTTCATCTTCATCTTCGTCTTCATCTTCATAACTGCTTTGTTTTTTATATCTTGAATTACAATATTTACTATGAGCTTCACATTTGCTTTTTTCTGTAAACTCTTTATTACAATTGCAACAAACCCATAGTTCATCGTCTTCGCTAAGTGTTTCCCAACCATCGTCATCACTGTTAACGCATGTATTGTTTTTACTTGAATCACACTCTTTTGCAAAATGACCTTCTTTACCGCAAATAAAGCATTTATTATTTGTACTATTACTCATATGTTGTAAAAAGTCTAATGTTGTTTTATCTAAATTTACTTTCACAAATGACCCACCACGAACATTGTGCATTCCATATTTATCCATATAAATTCGTGTATATTTGTCTTCATCATAATCACTACAATTAGGTATAATTTTTATTACTTTTAGCGGTCTATATTTTTGTGTCCATGCACAACCATTCCCATTGCAATGATTTTCCAATCTAAATTGCAAATTGTCTGTTTTGCCTACATAATATTTTCCTTGTTCTAACTTGAGAACATATATATTAACCATTTTATTGCTTGTTATTAACTTTGTATATAAAATGACTTGTATATAAAATGACTTGTATATAAAATGACTTGTATATAAAGAATGTTTTAGTCAATTTTTTACTATTTTATTCAATTTAATAAAATAGTACTATAAAATAGTAAGTTATTAATATTTAAATTAAATTTAATAAACTAAAATAAGTATGACATCATTAAAAAAAAGTTATTGTGAAATAATAAACGACAATAGTGTATATAGTTTTAACAAAGAATTGTTGGCTATAATAAATGATGAAAACACTAATGTTTCTAAATTTGATAAATTTAGCAACTACATTTTTTATGGTCCTCCATGTTCTTATAAATATAAGAGTGCTTTAAAATTAATTCAATATTTTAGTCCTAGTAGTTTAAAATATGAGAAAAAATTATATATAAGCGTGCCTAAAACTGAGTTCTACATAAAAATTAGTGATATACATTATGAGATTGATATAGAAAATTTTATTTACAATAGCAAAAGTTTGTGGAATGATATATATAATATTATTTATAACTCGATTGCCTCTTCTGATGTAAAAAAAGGCTATATTGTGTTGCGTAATTTTGATAAAATTAATTGCGACTTACTAGATTTATTATATAATTATATGCAAAGAGAATTGTTTTCTAGCATATTAATTCGATTTATTATAATAACAGAATGTATTAGTTTTATACCCGATAAAATTATTAATGTATCAAAAATTCTTTATTTTTCAAAATTAACTAAAAAAAATATATATGCATTATCCAATAAAGCAAACAAACAGTTTTTTAAATCACAATCTCTCGAATACAAGTCTCTAGAAGACAAAATTGCGAAAAAAAATAATGACCCCACATTAGATTTAGAAAGTCTTATATATAAAGTAAATAATCCAAATATATATAGTATATTAGATATTTCTAATAACATTAATTATATTGAACATCATAAATCTATATGCGAAACATATATTAATACATTAACAAGTAATAATTATAATATTAGAACTATAAGAACACTATTATATGATATATTGATTTATAACTTGAATTGTCAAGAGTGTTTTTTTTATATAATACAAAATTTAATATTAAGAAAAATTATTAATGTTAACACTATAGGTGACCTAATAATACACAGTTTAATATTTTTCAAAAATTATAATAATAATTATAGACCCATCTTTCATTTAGAAAGTTTTACATTATATTTAATAGAGCTAGCAAATGAAAATAAGTGATGCTATTGTTATTTTGAATATACAAAATTACAATATAACAAACATTCAACATATTAGTTATAATGAACTAAAAAAGCATTATCATATACAAGCATTACTTTATCATCCTGATAAAAATAGTAATACTGAAAATTCCACATTAATATTTCAAAATATTAATTGTGCGTTTAATTTATTAAAAGGACTAATAAGAAAGGATGACTTAAATGGTGATGACTTAAATGGTGATGACTTGAATGGTGATGACTTAACTAGTGAAAACATAGACAATTCTTATACTAAGCTGTTAATTAGTTTTATAAATTATGTTATAAATTATTATAGTAACAATAACAATAATGAATCAAATTTAGAGGATTTAAATTTAGAAGATTTAAAATTAGAAGCAAATAAACATTTAATTATAGTTATAGAAGCATTATTTTCTAAATTATCATTAACAATATTGGAAGATATTTATTTAATATTACTAAAATTCAATGCTAGCTTATTACTAACAAATAAGATTATTAATATTATTAAAAAAATTATTGTTAATATTTTAGAGAAAAATGCTATATACATAATCAATCCTACTATTTCAAACTTGTTAAATAGTGATATTTATAAGTTAACTATAACTAATGAATATGTATATGTTCCATTATGGCATAATGAGTTAGCATTTGAAAATGCTATTATTAAAATTTATCCATTATTGCCTAACAATGTATATATAGATGGTAGTAATATTATTCATTATACTTATAAAAATAAATTTAGCACCTTATTAGAAAATATTGCCACTAATGTTAATAGTTTAACTATTACTATAGACAATAACGATTATAGCATTATTATTAGTAATTTAAAGCTGGCTAAGTATCAAACTTATATACTAGAAAACCAAGGAATTCCTTGCATTAATAGTAATAATATATTAGACAATAGTGTTAAAAGTGCTATTGTATGTCACATACATTTAGACTGAATGTTAGTTATTTTTATATTGTTTTTAAAATAATATAAAAATATGAAACTATGAAACTATGAAACTATGAAACTATGAAACTATGAAACTATGAAACTATGAAACTATGAAACTATGAAACTATGAAACTATGAAACTATGAAACTATGAAAAAAAATATGCTGTTTTTAGTTTATAGACTATTGATTATAAATTATAGATTTACTTCTTAACAACTCGCTTCTTTTTTGGCGCATCTTCAACTGCGACTTGCTTTACTTGTTCATCAGTTACTTCATTTTTTGGGTCATCCTTTAGGTCATTCTTTACAACTACTTCTGGAACTTCTTCATCATCACTGTCTGGAACTTGTGTAATACTTTGAACAACAACTGGTTCGTCGCCGTCATCATTATCATCATCATCTGCTTGAATTGCGCTTGTTAGCTTTTCCTTGTCTTTATCAGATAGCACAATATGGCATTTACCGCTTAAACTAGTCTTTGGTTTAACTACTGCTTGAAATAGCTTCCAAGTTACACCAAATTTACCATTAGCTACCCAAATGCCACCACATTGAATAATAGTTGCTACGTTTGATCCTTTTCCAATAAGTTCATTAATAGACACATTGTCATCATTTGGAAATAGTAAATTACGATTTTCACTATAAATTTCAACATTCTTAAATAGTCCTTCCCAATAAGGAATTTTAATCTTTAATGTTGGAGCGCGCGTTTTATCTGGCTCTTCGGTTGCTTTATCCTTTGGATACTTTAGCATAGAACTCCAAAGAGCATCAACAGCATCTGGGCTCATCTTTGGCTTGTTTAGCCACTCTTTACAATTAGTAATAGCATCATTCTTAATACGCATTTCAAGTTCTTGCATATTTTTAAGAAAGGCATCACATTCTGGATTATTATATTCATCATTTGGAAACTGAAGCGCTAAGTCATATGACTTCTTTTGTGTATTATCATCAACATACTCATTTACACCCCACGTTAACATAAGTGGTGTTTGTAAATATAGCGCTTTCTTGTTTGATTTGTTAAGAATACCAATTGATTTTCCGCCGCGTTCATTTAATTTTGCCTTGGTATACACAAAATCAGTAGAAGCATTGAAATCATTTGACATTACAATAGTCGCCATAGCTAATAATATAATACTAATAATAGTATTGTTATTTTCTTAAATCAATTTTTTTTATTATTTATTTTTTATTTTTATTTTTTATTTTTATTTTTTATTTTTTATTTTTTTTTTTTCATTTATTTATTAGCTCACGTTTTACGTTTTGTGGCTAATGTTAATTAATATTGTTTATTTTAAAATACTTTAAATTATTAACATAGTTATAATTTTTTATATTATGTAATATAAAATATAAAAAATATGGTGATTTCTATAAGTCGGAAATTGAAACTAATTAGAAAGTTAAAAAAACAAAGAAAAAATAAAACCAGACATTTAAAAAATAAACGTAATCATTATACATTAAAACATTCAAAGCATAAATCATATAGAAAGACACAACGTTATTATAATGTAAGACAACATATTGGAGGTGCTGGAAATTCAACAAATTCAACAAATTCAACAAATTCAACAAATATACAGCTAATGCGCACATATGACGGCACTATATTCGGTATGGGAAATGAACCTATATATTTTATTGGAGCTATTGCTATATTCTTTATGCTTGTAATTTGTGGATGCTGGTTGTATGATTTAAGACCAAGAAATCGAACACGCGAGCCTAGTGCGCAAATAGAACTGACTAGTCCTCGTCTTACTCAACGAGGTGAGACTCAAAGACTAGGCGAGACTCCAATACTAGGCGAGGTATGTTCAATTTGTTTGCAACCTATGGAAGAAGGTGAAATCACTAAAGCAACTGTGCCTTGTAAACATGTATTCCACGAAGACTGTATTACTAGATGGCTTGAGTTTGATGATGCAAAGTCATGTCCTAATTGTAGAGACCATGTAACAAGTCTTAGAACTATTGTTTTAAAGCTATTACCTAGACAGCCAGAAATTATACTAGAAGTAGGTGAGTCATCGGGTTCTGTTAAGAACCCTTCATATTATGATCATGGTCAGGACCCTCCTGTTTCGGCTGGTGGAGGACCTTCTATATTAGACACAATAGCTAAATTAGCTTCTAAAGTTCAGGGCGGTGATTTTCAAGAAACTTTGGCCAAGTATTTTACATTTTTAAAACTTAGTCCTAAAGATTACAATACTATTCTTAAGTTGCTTAGAAAGATAAATAAGGCTAATAATTTAGAAAAACTCATTAAAATAGTAACTATAAAATTAGGTTTTATATGTCATAAAAATGTTAAATCAACTACACGTAAGTCTCCTACATATGACTCTGATATAATACTTGTTAAAGTATTGGGAACAGATGTAGAAAAAAAAATAAAAAATATAATGCAAAACTGTAATATGGCTAGTGATTTAAAGTTAACACCAAAAATGGTTGCTGATGTTAAACATATTAGAAATATATTGGGTAAAACTTTAATTAATTATATTTATGACCCTACTTTAAAACAAAATAAGAAAGACTTACTAGCTAATTTACAAGAAGCCAGTAATAAACTAAATGCATATTAATATGAGTTAGTTAGCCTATTTATTTTATTTATTTTATTTATTTTATTTATTTTATTTATTTTATTTATTTATTTTTTTTTTCTAATATAAGGTTGAATATTATGGCTTTCACTCATTTCAATACTTTGAAAATAATTAAATTCTTCTTTAGCATCATTATATTTTGATTTTGCTTTTGCTTTTGCGTTTAAAAGTTTTCTTTTTTGTGCCATTTCTAAATCTTTTTTGAGAGAATTATCAATCAATAACGATTTTGTTAATATATTATAAATGCTATGACTATGTTTGAATCTAGAAATAAAAAAAAAATTTGTACTAGTATTAATTAGTTTGCGAAGCATACTAAATAATATTATTATTTAATTTTTAAATAATAACTAATACTATTATTTTTAACGTAATAATGGTCCTGTTAAAATAGTTGCATAATATGGTGTAGGAAGAGCAACTAGAAACCAAATTAAAGGGACCAATTTGGGGAGCATCATATATTCTAAAGCATACTTAATAGCAAAGAACATATTAAAGATTAATAGCACCATATTCATTAAAATGAGTGCGTTAGTTAGTTGTTTCATAATGCTAGTTGTGTTTGTTCAAGAATAAAAAACTGTTTAATGTGCTTTCAATTTTTATTATTTACTGTGTTAATATTTAGTGCTTGATTGCGCATTAAATATTAATTATTTATTATTTATTACATATTTACATTACTGGAATTGGACCCGGAACAACCTTTACTACTTTAGGAAAGTGGGGTCCCATATACTTCTGGAGATTGAAATAAGTTAGTTCAACACTGTCCTCTAGCTTGAGTAAAGTTTTTAGAGGCTTGTCTGGAATAATTTTGCGGCCATTTTCTTTGTCCTGAAGGCTGTTTGCCCGAATGTACTTGTTGATTTCACGAGTGACATCAGTGCGAGCCATTTCGGAGCCTGCTGGTTTGCCTAAAAAGGTAGCTAGTTCCTCGCTAATTAGTGAGGGTCTTACAAAACCGCTTGGCGCACGCGAACCCTTGCGACGCTTTTTGTTGTTTAGCTTTTGTGCAATTTTTAGCTGCTTGGAGGTAGCCTTTTCTAGATTACGGAGTTCGGTTTTAAGAATACTGAACTGAGTAATCATAGACTGGAAACGACCAATAAAATCGGTAAAACCAGTACTAATAGAATGTTCAACAGCATCCGAAACAACAACGTTGTCCACTTCGCAAACTGGTGTAGGAACCGGTTCGGGAGCAACACTTACTTCAGGTTTAGGGGAAGTTTTGGCCTTTGGTGCCTTCTTTTCCACAACAGCGTCATCCGACACTTTTGGTGCTTTGGACTTCTTAGTGGGTTCAGGCACAGGAGTGGGTGTGGGAGCAACAACTTCGGGGGCAACAACTGCTTGGGGGTCAGTTTTTTTTTGAGATGGTTTCGATGGCATTTTATATTTTATAATACATTTATTCTTTTAAGTTGTTTTATTATTAATTATATTAATAATAACAATTTTAAACGACATTTATGCGTTTAAAAAAAGTTTTTTAGTTTTTAGTTTTTAGTTTTTAGTTTTTAGTTTTTAGTTTTTAGTTTTTAGTTTTTAGTTTTTAGTTTTTTGTTTTATAATTTAATATATTGTTGCTTCGTATAACCAAGGTAGTGTTTCAGCTGCGTCTTTAGATACTGTTGTTAGTGCACATAATACATAATAACTACCTAAAGAACATGAACTAGTGTTAACTCCAGAATTAATTAATATGTCAATAACTGTAATACAATATTTTCTAAGTTGAATAAAATTATATTGACCTAGCATATTTGGATTTATAGTTCTATCATGAAAAGGATCGCTGCGTTGAGGAACTATTTCGCGCTTTACTTCATATGTTAAATTTGCTCTATAATTCCATATATCCATTAATTCGCGAATAAAGCGTATTAGCTGCTTTTTATCCAATTCTAAAAACCATTTAATATTTGTATAGTTACCTAAACTATCTATTTTTTGAAATAATGTTAATAATTTCATTTCTATTTGTTTGCTGTCTGAAACAGCAATAAGCTCATCATATTCTAAATTAATAAAAATCTTTAATACTCTACTAATATTAATATAGCCAATCAATTGTTTTAATATATTTGCGCTAAATTTTTGCTTTGTAAATGGATTTTCAACATCTACATAGGCGTCGTTTGTTATTGCGTTATTAGTTTTTTTCATTGCTAATAGTCCAGTTTTAAATAATGTATATAATGAGATTATATCAAATCCGTAAATATGTCTGTTTTCATCTTTAAAACTAATAAATTGATTATATGGAATACTAGATAATGTATCTAGCGTACAAAAATCAACATCATTTGAACATATACTGCGATTATAAAATGCTGGACCATGAAATTTTATATATTTTTTTACTAATAAAGCTCTAGCGTTTTTCTGTATTATACTTATTTTATGCGAGTAAAACAAGTAATTATATAAGTATTGTTTTAAGTGTTCTTTGTTTCCACTACATTTAATATTATAGTGTTTTTGTATAATTTTTAATTCATGCACTTTATAATTTATTGTATAAATATGTGCAAACTCTTTAATAGTTGGAATAGTAAACGCACCCAGTGTTACAGTGTTTTTACAATAACTAACAATTATAGGACGATTAAAATAATATTCTAAAATAGCATTTTTGGTTATCATTTTTTGATTGCTTATTAGTTTTTTAGAGCTTGTATTAACTTTTTTATTATGTGTTACATCAATTATATTCATTATTACTAATACTTAATATTATTTTAATAATAAGTTTAAATAAAGTTTAAGCTATTTATAATTAGCCAATTAGTTATTATTTATTATACTTATATAATAACTAATATATGGTATCTTATAACACTAGTTCAAATCAAAACCCTTTTTTTAAACTCTCACATAAATCTAACTATTTATATAACCTATATAAATCAAGCCAATTTAAAAACAACAGTTTGGCTATAGCTAATCTATTTTCGCATAATAAAAATGGGAATTTTAAACATTTATTAAACAAACTATATTTAGAATTTAAAGAACACGAACCAATTATTAATAAAATTAATATAGATAGCACAAGAGTTAATGTGCCTAATGAAGTAGCAAAAGCCAAAATAACACATATTTTAAAAACTACATTTTCAAATACTCAATATATTGATAGTACAATAGTTGAATATATTGATGCTAATATAAATAACTGTTCCATGATTACTTATAAAAATAGTATTAACGGACAAACATTTACATTTAATTTTATAATTTATGATAAAACTAAAATAAATATTAAAAAACTCAATAATTGTGTAAAAGCTATGTTATTGTTTTTACAAGTTATTATAAATATAACAAATAACAAAAAAGTGACTACTACTAGTGAAAAAGTGACTACTAATATATGTAATAGCAATGGACTACAAATAACTATTTTTATGACACATTTTGTTAAAAAGTTTGAATTATATACAAACAATGTTCTTGGAGCAATTAATATTAATACTGGTTTAACTTATCCTTGCTTAAAGTCAGGAGATATATACATATATCGTAAGCAAGAATTTTTTAAAGTATTTATTCATGAAACTCTACATTCTTATAATGTAGACAAGTTATTACATACAAATTATGAATCTAATATTAATTTTCAAAGCCTAGTAAAGACATTCAATATTGCGCCAAGTTCATGTAGCTACAAAAAAATCGGATTAAACGAAGCAATTACGGAATTTTGGGCTTTTATAATTCATACTTTTATTTATTGCTATTATAATAGCGCTAATTTTGTAAAATTAATAGAGCTTTATGAGAGATTTTATAAAATAGAAGTTAATCATTCATTTTTTCAAGTAGCTAAAATATTGCATGTAAATAAACTTAACTATTCACAGTTTTTAACAACTATTACAAAAAATGGCCCCGTTTTATATAATGAAAAATCCCATGTTTTGAGCTATATTTTCTTTAAATCATTATTAATATATAATGTAGAAAATGTTATTAGTTCTAATATATTTAATTTTAGATACGACTCCATGAAACATGAATTATATACTTTGAAACTAGATATAAAAATTAATCCTAATAATCAAATTGATAAACTATTTATAATGTTAAAAAATTATAGTTTAACATATAACACGTTTTTGCTAATTAATGCCAGTTATACTATTTATAAAAAATATATTAGTTTGGCAAACACTAGTATAAAAAAAACTTCAAAAAACTATCATTTTTTAAAATTAAACTCTAATAAAGTATTACATAATAATAAGTCACATAAATCAAAAAATTATGTAAATTATTTATTAACAAATTTGAATTTTATGGTTATTGATTATAATTGTTGTTAATAATGTCTCTATTGTAGTTATCATAATTTTAACTGCTGTTACTTGCCACTGCGGCGGTCACAATTACTGCTGTTGCTGCTGTTGCTGCTGTTGCTGCTTCTAGAATATTAGTGTCATCATCCTTGTCCTCCTTGTCTTTCTCTCCATCTTCCTCTCCATCTTCCTCTCCATCTTCCTCTCCATCTTCCGTCTCTTCCTCGTCCTCTGTATTCTTCATGGTCTTTGTTATTGTTACCATACTTTGATATACTGCTTTCTTACTTATTATGGTATCAAAAGCCTCATCTAAAAAATCAGGATAATTCACAGTATATTGTTTATTAGTGGTATCATATTCTATAGTCAATGATTGATAATTTGGTTTTTTTGGAATTTGTGATTTTTTTGATTCTGTTGCTTCTTTTGATTCTTCTTTTTCTTTGCATATGTTGGATGTATCTTCTTCTGGTTTTATAGTAGCATAAAAACTTTCAACCTTTTTATCTATTTTACTAAGTTCACTAAATAAAACATTATTTAATAAAGTATTAACTAAGTCAGTATTATTATAAATAATATTTTTTACACTAATTGTATCTATAATTTTAAATAAAGCTGGTAAATTATGCTTTAAAACAGACTTATTAATGGGAAACTCTCTTTCAAGCTTTGCAAATTGTGTATCCTTAGCATTTATACTTGCCTCTAATTCACTATATGAATTTAGCGTTGTTGATTCACTATTTGACATTAGATCGCTTTTTATATTAGTAAATAGTTCCTCAAGAGTATTAGCTGTGATGTTTTCTTTAGACATAAATTTATATATATAAATAGCTAACTATTTATTTATTTATTTAATTAAATAAGATATTCTTTTAAAGCACGTATAATATTTTTGTTTATTTTACGTCCGCTTTCTAATTTAATATTTTCAAAGTTAATATTGTCAGTTTTGAGAGAAGCCAATAAATTTTCCATAGTTTTAAATTCACTTACTAATGCTGATGCACTAACATTACTAATACCGGGTATTTGTTTTAACATAATAGTAAATATATTATCTTTTGTTATATGAGATTTTTTTGTAGATTTTAGTGTAATACTATATTCTGGGTTTACTAAGTTAGTGCTAGTTAATGGTTGACAATAAAACCCTGGCTTATTTTCACGAATTAATTTGTTAGCAATAGCAAGCAATAAATCACAAGTCTCAGTTTGATTTAATACATTAATAACCGAAAAACCTTTATAATAATTGAGAGAAAATAAGGTTGAATATAATGTGCTCTTAAAATCCGTATTTTTATAGTTAATAATTGCTCCTTCTAATAAATATATTATATTATGATTGTGTAGTGTTGTTTCATTTAATCTAAAAGATTGTTCTTTATAGCGACCATCTTTAATTGAAGACTCTAAGTCAGCTAACGATTTACGCTCTATTATTAATAACTCTTTGTCGGTTATTTCATCATAAAAAATATAATCCCCAATAGTCAAGTTCTTTTGAATAATGCTAACATTAATATTAGACTTTTCTTTTAAAACATTTAGATTGGCTACTAATGATTTTGGCTCACGAGCATCTACTAATAATTGCATAGGCAAATAAAATAGTTTATAAATTACTTAAATAATTTATAAAATAATATTTATATTGTTTATGCTAATGTTTAATTTAATTTAATTTAATTTAATAGCCTTCCACGTCCTGTTTTATGATAAAAGTTAGAAGTTTCATAACCAATAAATTTAATACATAATTTTCCTTTGTCACATCTTTCACCATATGGTAAGTCTAAACCACAACCTTGGCCGCGTTCTGCTCTATTTAGTGATGCTCCTGTTACCCAATCTACACCATTTGCGGCAGTTCGCAAATATTTGTAGCCATTTATTCCTGTAACATTTGGTCTTACACCTACAGTTGGATTTAGTCCAGCCATTGAACCAAATTCGCATGTATTATTTGTATATAAATTGCTACCTAATTTACTAATTTTTTTACCAGGCATTTCTTTTATAATATAATAAAATATTAAAAAATATTAAAAAATATTAAAAAATATATAAAAATATATAAAAATATATAAAAATATATAAAATATATAAAATATATAAAATATATAAAATATTAAAAAATATTAAAAATAAAAATTGTCTTAAATAATAATGATTTAAAACTATAGCAACTTATAAATTAAGTACTATGGTATTATACAATAATTGTTTATTAGACACTAATTCAGATAATGAAGACCAAGACATTAGTAATGAAACGTTCAATAATTTATCTATTAATAACATCAAACTTGATAATGATATTATTAATAATAATGATGAACTAATATTTAATCCATATAATAATAACAATAAAGAAATTGAAACTGCCAACGTTCAAGAATTATTAGCAAACTATGGAATTTTTACTAAACCATTTAATATTGAACTATATAAACGAGCATTTGTCCATAAATCATATACAAAACGTCCTAAATTAGAAAATTCAATATCTAATGTTATTATTGCCACTAAACCAAATGATTGTTTACCGTTAAAAACCAAATCTAATGAACGTCTTGAATTTTTAGGTGATGGAGTTTTAGAACTTATTACTAAATATTATTTATATAAACGATTTCCTAAAGCGGATGAGGGTTTTATGACAGAAAAGAAAATTGCCTTAGTAAAAAATGAACATATTGGTAAATTAGCTCTTGAAATGGGACTTCAAAAATATTATGTTATTTCTAGACATGCTGAAGAAAAAAATATTCGCAATAATTTAAAAAAATTAGGGTGTTTGTTTGAAGCATTTATTGGCGCAATTTTCCTTGACTATAATCGCATTTCTATTAAAGATGAATATGGGTGGTTTGAAAATGTATTTAAATGTGGTCCTGGACTACAAATGGCGCAAACTTTTGTTGAAAATGTCTTTGAAAAGCATGTAGACTGGACTAACTTAATTAATAATGATGATAATTATAAAAATAAACTACAAGTAATTATTCAAAAAGAGTTTAAAATAACACCTGATTATGTTGAACTAAAAACTCCTAAATTAGACGACGCAGACGACAATGATAGATATTATGTAATGGGTGTATATATATGTTTTGGCCAAAATATTCATAATGCTAAAATTAGTGATGCTATTTCATTTGATAGTCTTGGTTCTTTTAAGAGTATTCACGAGTTACTTGAAAAACAAGACAAATTATTAGTGTTTTTGACAAAAGCAGAGCACAAAATTAAGAAAAAGGCGGAACAACTAGCATGCGAGCAAGCGATTCAATTGTTTGAAAAACCAAGCTAATCTTTAAATAATGCTAATGTTGATACTTTATTAATAAGTAAAATATATATTATTTAATTATATATATTATATAATAATGGCAAATGAAACTTTACAACACTTAAAAATTAAACCATTACCAAAAGCGCAAGAACAATTTAATATTATATTAAATATACCCAAAGAAGGAGTTGCGCCGCATATTATTGATAAAACATCAGAACAATTAATAAATAGAGACCAATTTTTTTCTACTATTCAAGAATATTTAGAAGTCGTTCAAAAAGGCTATAAAAAACTTTCTAAAATGGCAAATAGTAAAGGCGAGGAAGAACTAGATGCAATTAAAGATAAAGATAAAGATAAAGATAAAGATAAAGATAAAGATAAAGATAAGGATACAATGAATGACGACATAACAAGTAGTAAAAAGGACCCGAATGTAGGCGACCCGAAAAATAGTTTTAGTCAAATTGTAAAAACAAGTGCTAAACTTATTATTACTAATCCGACCGAGCAAACAATTAAAAAATCTAAAATTAAACTTCCAAGCAAAGAGAGATTAACACCAAAACCAGGAACACAGGATATTGATAAGGATAAGACTATAAAACAAGAAATAAAAGGAGAAACAAAAGGTCAAACTATTGATGAATCCTTAGTAATTCCCAAAGATTTACGTATTGGAAAAACGCTTTATTTAAATAGAATACCTAAACTAGAACCAAATATATTAATAAAAGCGCCGTCTTATTATTTGGATAACAGAGAGATGTTTATTAGTTTTATTAATTCACTTTTTGAGCCTTTTAAGCAACAATTATTAAAAGAAGAGGCGCAATTAAAAGCGGGAAAGTCATCTGTTAGCTGTGACAGTTCAAGCTCCAATGATTTTTCTCTCTTAACTCATCAAAAAATTGTGCGAGATTATATAAATATATATACTCCTTATAGAGGATTATTATTATATCATGGTCTTGGTTCAGGCAAAACATGTTCTTCTATTGCGATTGCGGAAGGCATTAAAAATGACAAACAAATATTAGTAATGACACCCGCATCTTTAAGATCTAACTACATTGAAGAGTTAAAGAAATGTGGTGATTATTTGTATAAAAAAAATCAATATTGGGAATTTATTAGCACAAAAACGCACCCACAATATATTGAATATTTAAGCACAATTTTAAAGCTTCCGCAAGAATATATTAAAACTAATGGCGGTGTATGGTTTATTAATATTAAAAAGCAACCAAACTATGATACCTTAGATTTTGAAGATCAGCAAAAAATTAATAATCAATTAGACAAAATGATTTCCTATAAATACCAATTTATAAACTATAACGGATTACGTAGTTCCCACTTAAACGGACTAACAAATGGTGGAACGCTTAATCCTTTTTCCAATAAAGTAATTATTATTGATGAAGCCCATAATTTTATAAGCAGGATTGTAAATAAACTTACTCGCAAAACCTCGTTATCAATGAAGCTTTACAACTATTTAATGGATGCTGAAAATTGTAAAATCATTTTATTATCAGGAACACCAATCATTAATTATCCAAATGAAATTGCAATATTGTTTAACATATTGCGCGGCACGCTGCGCACTTATACTTGTAAGTTATTAATTGATAAAAAACCTATAACAAAGGAAAAATTAGAATCACTATTTAGCAAAGCAAATGTGTTAAGCTATATTGACACCATTGACTATAATGCATTAAGTTACGAGCTTAGTATTACACCAAATCCATTTGGCTATATTAAATCTGGCGCAAACAAAAATAAACTAGTTTATACCAATGAACTGTTAACTAGCTCACAAATTATAGAAAAAATAACAAGTGCGCTAGAAGCACATAATATTAAATTTGCCAATAATAAAATAACTGTTAATGGTTATAAAGCACTACCTGATAATTTTGATGAGTTTAAATCTCTCTTTATTAACCCAAACAACACTATAAATAATCAAACTATGTTTAAAATGCGAATATTAGGACTCACCTCTTACTTTAGAAGCGCACAAGAGCAATTAATGCCTAGCTACGATCATTCTAATCCTGATGACTTTAAAATCATTAAAGTCACAATGAGCGATTTTCAATTTGGAATATATGAAGAAGCTCGCGTCCAAGAGCGCAAATTAGAAGAAGCAAATAAGAAGAAAAAATCAAAAAAAGGCAAAACTGGTCTGCAAAATGATGAGCTATATAATGATAGCGCCTCAACATATCGCATATTTTCTCGTGCGTTTTGTAATTTTGTATTTCCTAAACCCGACATCGTCCGTCCTATGCCAAATAGCGAATCAACTGTTGAGTCAGCATTAGACGCAATTGAAGAAGATATTGACAATTCTATTATTGCGAAAAATATATCTGAAGAATTATTAGATGACTTGAGTAGTGCGGAAAAAATAAATAATATTGATGGAAAATATGACGCAGACGATATTAAAGAATTGGAGAAAGACCAAGCCCAGACAAAATTAAGCGACAACTCTTATGGAAAACGTATTGCTGAAGCATTAAAAGAACTTGAGCGCAATTCAACTAAATATTTATCTAAAGCTGGACTACAAAAATATAGCCCTAAATTTCTACATATTTTAGAAAATATTGTTGATGATGATCATAAAGGTATTCACTTGCTTTATTCACAGTTTAAAACACTTGAAGGTATTGGCATCTTTAAGCTGGTTTTAAAGGAAAACAACTTTACCGAGTTTAAGTTAAAGAAAAATGACAAAGGCGAATTTATTTTAGGGGTTGCGCCTGAAGATCTTGGAAAGCCGATGTATGCGTGTTATACTGGTTCGGAAACACCAGAAGAGCGCGAAATTATTAAAAATGTGCTAAACAGCACATGGAAGCTTGTGCCTTCTTCGTTGTTAAAATCCATAATGGAAATAGCAAGTGACAATTTTTATGGACAACTAATTAAAGTGTTGATGATTACTTCTTCTGGTGCGGAAGGTATTAGTTTAAAAAATGTTCGCTACGTCCATATTACTGAACCTTATTGGCATCCTGTGCGAACTCATCAAGTAATTGGTCGCGCTCGTCGCATATGTAGTCATAGCGATTTACCCAAAGAACTCCAAACAGTGAAAGTATTTTTATATTTAATGATATTTAGCGAAACACAATTGTCAAGTGACTTGTCAATTGAATTGCGCTTAAAAGACCTTTCCAAAAAAGATAAGAAAAAAGTTATTACTAGCGATGAATATTTATACGAAATATCTAGTATTAAAGAAGAAATTAATGCCTCATTATTAAAGAGCGTAAAAGAATCAGCAATTGACTGTGCTATTCATAGTCGCTCATCAAGCAAAGAGAACGACCTTAAATGTTTTGTTATTGGTAATCCTCGTGAAGATAAATATGTATATACTCCAAATATTAGTAATCAAGACAAAGATGAAGGTATGAAACTCAACAAGAAAACGGAAGTCGTAAAATTAAATGAACTTACTATAAATGGAATAGTATATGCGTTTAATAAAGAAACTAAAGACTTATATGATTATGATAGCTACTTAAAACAAGAGCTTTTGCTTTTAGGCAAATTAGTACAACAAGAAGACGGCACACACAGATTTCAAAAACTATAGTAGACCTAGTTTTTCCATAATCTTTTGCTGATTAGTCAATAATAACATTAGTTTTTCATCAATAGATAGCAATAAACTTTGATTGTCCTTTTTTTCTGGCACATTTTGAATAGTATGTAAAAGGTCTTCAATTGCTACAATCTTCTTTTTAGAGATTGGTGTGGGTGGGTCTTGAACTACCTTTTCTGTAAATAATTCTTTTTCAAAATCATTTAAGTTCACCAATTCTATGTTAATTGGCTTTTCTGGCTGTTCTGGCTTTTGTATTAACGGTTCTTGAATTGGAGTTTTAATGTCTTTTAAGCGTTCTTTTTGAATATTTTCTAATAATTTATCTAATTCACTTGTTTCTAACGTGTCATCTTTTATTGCCTCAAAATTTACTTGTGGTGGCTCTATTTTTGTCATAAACTCATTGAATGATACTTGTTTTTCTTTATATTGTTTTTCAAATGTTTCTAAACTTGATGTTTTAAAGTTTGTTTTTACATTAGTTGAAGTTAATAATAATTGATTAAAGTTAGCAATATCTACTATTATATTTTGTAAAATAACCTTATTTAATTGTGTTACCATTGTTTTTATGGTATTTATATTTGTAGTTGACTCTAACATTTCTAAATTAGAATTAACAACTTTTATAATAGCATTTTCAAATATTGTTTTTACATTGTTAAATTTAGATTGTGGAATTGTTTCAAATGTTTTATTAGAATATAATATGCTCCATAAAAGCTCTTTGTTTTGGTCTCCTAATAATATGTTTGCCATAATGTATTATAATGTATTATACTATATTATGACGTTAGCTTTAACTTAATTTTATTATTTTTAATTACATTATATAATAAATAAGTACTGTTATTAGTACTATTAACATTACATTAATAGTATAAACCATCTTAAATTGTATATTATTTATAATCCTATAATTATAATTTTCTTCTACTGATTCTTGTGCTTGTTGTTGAACTTCTTGAACTTGTTGAACTATTATTGTATGTTCATTTACTAATGGTTCTCTACATACAATACATGTATTATTTTTAGAAATCCATTTACTATGACACTTCTTATGAACATAGTAAACTCCGCAATGATTTAGTTGCTTTAAATTTGTTCCTTCTTCTAAACATATTATACAACTTTGCATGTTTAATATATTATAAATTTATTTATTAACTATTAATAGTTAATAAATAAAGTTATTTTTATATTGTTATATATTATAGTATACACTAATATATGTTAT